TCACGCCAGCCGAGTGCGCCAACTACTTCGCCGCCGCCGGTTACGATCCGGAGTAGGTGGAAAGCGCTCTAGTATCTTGATCAGACCAAGCATTTGTTCATCGTTGGAGCGGTCTAACTCGCAGCTCATTTTCCTGCGGGGCGCGCTCAATACTCTGAGCAACGTGGCGCAACCCTCCTCCAAAGTGAGATACTGCTGCAATCCGTCCTTGCGCCAGCCAAGCACAACTGTGTCGCCGCTATGAGACATGAGTTTAGGAGCAGGGACCCCATATAGGGCCAGGAGCATAATGAAGCTTCTCGCGTCTTGCTCGGCCTCGGCGGTAATCGCGAGCTCGTCGCCCTCGGGTAAGGCTGCCATTGCCGCTAAGGTCGAGTACACAGCTTCGTATGACGAACCCTCGGTCCACTCCTGGGCTCGGAATTCAGCGTTGGTGCGGCTGCTCTGATCTTTCCGGAATAGCTTTGGGCGCCGCGTCTGAATGGCGACTCCGCTGGCGGCTGCGCGCATCCACCGGTGTAAGGCCTGGGTAGCGTCATTTGCTTGGTCGGCGATGGCAGGCATGTAGATCTCAGTCGCCTCTATTTCTCCGCTGAAAAGTGGCAGGACCTCGGCCGTTCCGGCAGCCATATCAGTTCTCCAGCGCCTTAAGGGACTGCGATCCGCGAAGCCGCTTCGCTTCCGCGCCCATTTCTCCGATCAACTCCGCCAAGACCCCGGGTTCTATAGGACGGCTGACCGGCATCGTGTTGACGTCTATGTAGTGCGTCGCACCGAACTGCTCCAGCGTGGTTGCGGTCGGGGCGATTGCCATCGGCTGCGCGCCAATCTGCACGTTCAGCATCTGGTATGCGTCTGCGGACCAACGCTGCAGCCTATTCATCTTTTGCCCGCCCTTCGCAAATTCCTTTCTGACATTTGCACTAAATGTTAAATCTGTGGCGCTACGCAAATCTGTAGGAATATTCAACGCCTCACTGACTAAGGAGGCGGCCTCCTCCAATGACGAGGTGGGTTTTACTAGTGTTAAAACGACTGCGCAGCGAACCGCGTCTGGCACAGCACCTGCCGCACCCTGGAAGCGGCTTACCAATTCATCTAGATGCCGTCCGGTGTCGGCTATTGTTGGTAGATCTGCAGTATCTCTCGGCCTCGCGTTCAGGAAAAAATCGACGCGCATCTGCTGCACCTGCACAACGGCGTCGGCATGGTCCAGGGAGCCTTGCGCGATCCCTAAGAAGGGGTTCGTTGGCTGAGGTGCCCGATTGGTTTGAACGCTGTCAGGCTCGCGGCCGGTGAGCGCCTGATAGACCTTCTCTGCGCTCACCTCGCGAGAGCGGGGTGAGAACCACACCACTTGGAGGGTTTGCGCATCCCAGGGTTCATTGTCGGCCATGGGGTCAAACCCACTCAGTCAGGTGGCGAAACATGCGCTACGTGGAGTCGAGCCGTCTAGGAGGCAAAGGGAGGCGGGGGTGTCATTTTGCGGCAGTGGTTAGCAGGCAGAGTGGCTTCGTTGCAAATCAGCTTCACCCTGCGCCATCAGCCACACCGACGCCCGCTCGTGCAACTCGCCGCGCTCACCAGCTCGGCCGCTGTGCCTGCGGGCGCATCGAATGCGCGGTTCCGATCATCATCGCCGCGAACCATCCGCAGCCCGGTAGAACGTCTTCGGCCGCCCGCCCGTCTTCTCGACGAGTTCCTCCAGAGCGCCACTGGTGACGAGGTACTTCATCACCCCGTCGAGTTGCCGCGCGTCGAGCTTGCCGTCGACTCGCCGGTAGATCTCGGATCGCGTCACCGGGCGCCCTACCCCGGCGACGAAGCGCAGGACCAGCTTCAGCCCGGCTTGGTGCTCGTTCTCGGCGAGGTTCTCTCGCAAGCTCGTCATGAACTGGTCGAGCGACCAGTCGACGAGCCGGCGCGCGAAGGCCATGTCGACCTCCTCCACCACCGCCCCGGCGAGCCCGATGTCCGCGTAGCGGCCGCACGCCACGACGAGCGCCACGCGCTTCGTCAGTTCGGCGGCACGGCTCCAGGCTTCGAAGAGGGGATCCGCGTCGGCCCTCGCCAGCATGGCCTCGTCTCGTACCCGGCAGGCGTCGTAGATCGCCTGGGCGCCCGGCGTCATCTCCAGCACGACCATGGGCGGCGGCCGGGTCGGGTCCATCAGCGTGGCGGTCGGCGCGATGTGTCGGCGTGGGTCGACGCCCGCGGGCGGCGCGTCCTGGAACTCGAACAGGCGCTTGGCCGAAGCCACGATGTGGCCTGGGATGTTCTCCTCCGGCGCGACGTGCTCCTGCACCGCCACGCGCTCGTACCGGGGCAGCACGAGGAAGCGATTCAGGAAGCCGTTGGCCAGCATCCTGGCCTTCATGTGCTCGTAGAACGAGACGAAGGTCGTGGCGCCGTAGAGCGACAGGCAGGGCCGGTGCACGAGGAGATCGCCCCGCGTCGTGGTGGCGTTCGGCATGAACGTGCCCATGCCGCGGCCCCAGAGTGTGCAGTAGTCCTGCACGAGCTCGGCCTCCTGCGCGTTCGCCATGCGGCTGCCGGAGCGGCGCAGGATCTTGTCGACCTCGTCGACCACCTGGACCTGCACGGGCCGCTCGGCGAGCCGCAGCGCGAGTGATGAGGCGGAAGCCGCGGCACCGGTGTGCAGGCGATGGCTCGAGGCCGCGTCAAGGATCTGGCGCACGGCCTCCTGCGGCCGTTCCTTGCCGGCGCCGGTGCCCGCGATCGTCATGACGTAGAGGTGCGCGCCGGAGCGCGGCGTGCCGCAGTAGGCGCGCCGGCCGACCAGAGTGCCGACCGTCACGAGCGCGGCCGCCACGGCGAACAGCCGGATCGGCTTCGGCGAGGTCGCCTCGATCCAGTCCGCGATCTCGCCGACGAGACCGGGCACCTGCAGGTGCTCGCGCAGGAAGTCGCGCGCGTCGCCGCGCTCCTCCGCAACTGCATCCTGCAGCACCTCGCCGGTCTCTGCGTCGATCAGGACGCCCTCGCGCATCTCGACCGGGCGGGGCTGCAGATCGAGAGCGACGGTCTCGCCGAACCCGACCCGGCCCGCCAGCCACTCGAAGGCGGCATCGAGATCGCAGTCGCGCGCGCACATCACGAGGTCGAGCGGCGTGTAGGCGCGGTCGCCGTCGTGGAAGTCCCGGATGCCGTCCGGATGGATCTTCAGGTTCGGGCTGCGCTTCTCCAGCGGTCGCCCGCGCTGGGACGGGCGCCAGGAGGCCACGGCTCTGTACCCGTCGCGCGAGCGCCGCAGCTTGTAGAGCCCGAGATCCGGCACCCAGGCGCCGAGATGACCCATGGCGAGGTTGTTGAGGCGTCGGTGCGGGGCCTCGTCGCCGTGCTCCGCCACCTCGCGGCGGGCCGGACGTTCCGGCTCCGGCGCGTAGCCGAAGGGCTTGAGCGCCTCGGCGATGCGCTCGCCGATGTCGTCCTCGATCCAAGGCAGATCCTCGGGCGCGACGCCGTCCAGCGTCTCCGGCCGGGTCCAGCGGTAGGGCTGGCCGGTGTCCGGGTGCAGGGTCGGTGGCAGCACCGTCTGCTTGCCGGGGCCGAGCAGATCGAGCACGCGCACCGGCCTGCCGTCCGGGCCTGGCACGTTGAAGGCGCGCGACGGGAAGCTGTCGCTGCCCCGGTAGAACAGGGTCTCGCCCTTCTGGCCGGCCTTGCCCACCATGGTCTCGGGCAGAACGGAGAGGATCGCAGCGCGAATCGCCGGCTCGTCGGTGTCGATGTCGGCGCTCACCACGCCGCGGGACGGCGGCCCGAGTACGACGCAGACGCCGCCGTCGCTGCCCGACCAGCGGTCGATTTCGGTCTCGATCGGGAGGCGCCCGCGAAACCGAGCCTGCCAGTCGTCCATGCCGATCCAGCCGCCCAGTCCGTTCGGCACGCCGGGTCGCTTCGTGCCCGGGATGATCGGAATCGCGGCGTAGCCCTGCTCGACGAGCTTGGCGCCGATCGAGGCGTATGGGCCAGATGTCGGCATCTCAGAACGGGGCGGCGTTTTCGAGGAACCTGCGGCGCAGGCTCGCCTCGAACCCGACGAGTACTTGATGGAGGAAGGTCTTCCACTCTTCCTCGGTCAGCCTCGCCAGATCGGTCTTGCCGATGCTCTCGAGGTAGGCGCCGGCCATGTCGCCGGCCTCGTCGCGCGCGGCCTGCTCGAACCGGTCCAGGGCTACCTTGGGCATCTCGTACACGCTCCTCGCTAACGTCCCGCACACCGGGCTGTCGCAGAGCCACATCACGGGATGACCCTGCCGTCCGGCCCACCCGAGTCCGATCGCGCGGCGGCGGCAGACCCCGCAGATGACGGGCTCTCGGTCGCCCTTGATGCGCGAGACCGCATTCATCGTGTCGCCTCCAGCCCCTGCTGGTAGGCACGGTTGATGTTCGCCATGGCGGCATGCGAGCCGCCGGTGTCTGGATGATGCTCGCGGGCCAGCCGTCGGAAGGCGGTCTTCACCTCATCCGCGTGCGCGAAGGGGTCGAGGCCGAGCACCCGCCACCACTCCACGTTCTCGCGCGCCTCGACCGGAACGACGACGTAGGCGCGCACGCGCTCCAGCTCGTCGGCCGCGAACCGGCGCCCGACCACGCGGACGTACTGACCGTCCTTCTTCGTGACGATGTCGCTGGGTCGCGCCGTCTCCCCGGCCTCGCAGCGCTCAAGGGCTTCGGCGACGGTGCGCGGCACGGGCATGCGACCGCGCATGTCGCGCCACCACTTCTCGGCCTTGGCCCGCGCCGGCCCGGCGTGCTCGAAGCAGACCCACTCCGATTGGCCCGTGAAGCCGCAGGTGTAGTCGACCCGGAGCGTGGGCGGCGCGCTCGGATCGTTCCGCTTCGTGTGCCGGGCGAACTCGACCGCAGTGACCTTGATCCAAGGGTCCTTGAAGGCAGGGCCTGCGCTGCGCACGCCGGCCATGACGACGCTCTCGGCATCGGCCATGGCCTCGTGCTGCGGCTTGGGGCGCTCCCACTCGTGGCCGCAGCCGGGAGCCGTGCAGGCGAATGCATGCAGGTCGATGAGGGTGCTGCAGTTCGGACAGGCCTTGGCACGCACGGTATCGGGCTTCACCGCAACCTCGACAGGCTTTGCCGCGCGGCGAGCGCCCGGCTCCGACGGCGGCGCGATGGCGTCGACCGGGCCGTGCCGCAGCACGTTGCCCGCGAAGTCGAGCACGAGGCAGTTCGGCTTTGACGAGGCTGCGATCGCGGCGACCCGCTCCTCGGCCGTCGCCGAGTTCGGATCGAACCCGGACGGGTAGACTGGCCGCGTGCCTCGCCCGCACTTCTGGATGTAGAGCCCGGTTGACAGGGTCGGACGCAGCATCGCGATCAGATCGACGCCCACCACGTCGAAGCCGGTGGTCAGCACCATCGCGTTGGTCAGACACCGAATGCGGCCTTCCCGGAACGACTGAATGATCCGGTCGCGCTCCGCGGTCGGCGTCTCGCCCGTGACGGTTTCGCAGGCGACCCCACGGCGGCGCAGGGCGTCCCGCACGTTGAAGGCGTGGTCGACGCCGGAGCAGAAGGCGAGCCAGGACCGCCGTCCCTCGCCCATCGCGACAATCTCGTCGCAGGCGCCATCCGTGACGTCGTCGCGATCAACGGCCCGCTGCAGATCCGCCTCGACGAACTCGCCGCCGCGCCGGGCCACGCCCGATACATCCATGCCGGTCAGTGTCTTCTTGGAGACGAGCGGGGCGAGCCAACCGTCGGCCACGGCGTCGCCGATGCCGTAGCTGTAGACGATGCGCTCGAAGATGCGGCCCTCGCCCTCGTCCAGCCGCCCGGAATCGAGCCGGTAGGGGGTGGCGGTGAAGCCGGCCACGCGTAGATCCGGCACGCGCTCGCGCAGCCTGTCGATCAGCTGCCGGTACATGCCCTCGCCCTTCTTCGGCAGCAGGTGCGCCTCGTCGATCAGGACGAGATCGCGCGGCCCGAGCGAGTAGCCGTCCTCGCGGTAGACGGACTGGATCGACGCGAACAGGATCTTCTGATGCCGATCCCGGCGCCCCAGGCCGGCCGCGTTGATGCCGATGCCGGCGCCGGGCCTCACCCTCAGAAGCGCCTTCACGTTCTGCTCGACGAGCTCGCGGGTGTGCACGAGCGACAGCACCCGCATGTCGGGGTACTCGGCCAAGACCTCGTCGATGAGCCCGGCGATGCAGACGGACTTGCCCGTGCCGGTGGCGAGGTCGACGAGCGGGTTGCCGCCGCCGTCTCGCCAATAGTCGAGCAGCGCTTGAATCGTCTCCAGTTGGTAGGCGCGCGGCTGGATCATCCCCGCGCCTCCATCTCGTCGAGCGCGTGCGTGAGTGCGTCGGCCGCGATCTGCAGGGCGGCGAGCGCCACCTCCTCGGTGGCGTCGGCCAGGATCTCCGCGATGTCGCGCAGGGCGTTCTCGTAGAGCGCCGTGAGCGTGGGATCGGCAGGACGCGTCATGCCGCCCTCCCCGCGCTCTCACCGTCGACCCATGCCGAGCCGTCCGGCATGCGGTAGGTGACGGTGCGGCGCTGTGGGTCGGCGTCGGTCTGCTCGCCCGGCACGACCGCCGGGACGAAGCGATGGTCGGGACAGCCTGCCTGCTGTTCGCTATAGGAGAGCGTCCGGGCGTGCAGGGCGCAGGTCCATTTGGGACCGTCCTGCGGCTCGCTCTCGATGCAGGTGCGGCAGTTCTGCCGCGGGAACGTGCCTTCGTGGCAGAGCGCGCGCGCCGGGCACCACTGGCAGGCGAAGGCCGCCTTGCTCGTCGGGTCGTCGTGCAGGCGAGGCGGCGGGGCCGGCGATGCCACGATCCGCTCGATCCGGTCGACGAGCGCCAGGCAGAAAGCCGGGTCGTACTCGACCCGCTCGACGTAGATCTCGTCGTCGTTCTTGCAGGCCGCGAGATAGAGGCCACGGCGCAGGCCGGTTCCGTGCAGGTAGAGTTGCAGCTGGGCGAAGTGATCCGGCTTCGCCTCTCGCACCGAGCCCGCCTTCGTCAGAGCCTTGAACGCCCGTTCGTTCATGCTCTTGGCTTCGACAACGTGCTCGGCGACGGGCGCCTCCGGCAGACCAGTCACGCGTCCGTCGACCTTGCCGCGGAGGTGCCCGCCGGCGAGCTCGACGCGCAGCTGCTGGCCCGTCGTCTCGTCGATCTCGCGCACCTCGCACCCGATCATGCGAAGCATGTCGAGCAGCCGGCCCTCGTAGATGTTGCCGGTTTCGAAGATGCGCTGGCGCTTGCCGGTCGGCGCCTCCAGCGGCGCGCACCACCGGAATGCGTACCAGAGGGCGCGCTGACACTCGTTGGCGACGCCGGACATCGGCACGCCGGCGCTGTCGCCATCGCGCGCGGCCGCGACGAACGCAGCGTCGATGGCGAGCGCGGTTTGAGAAAGGGGTGGTGGGAGCGCGGCCATCAGGCGGCTCCCTTGTCAGGCAAGGCGGTAGCGTTCATCGAACACGGGCTCCGTGCGATGTGAATCGGGCGGGGAGGAAGGGCGGCCGGTTCAGGAGGGCAAACCGGGGCCGGCCGCCCGGCTACGTCAGGCGGCGCGGTTGCCCCATGGCCGGGTCTGGCCGCCGGACGCAGGTCGCTGCGCGGCGCTCGAAGCCGGCTTCTGTGCCGCGGGCTGAGGTTGCGGCTTGTTGGCCGGGGGAGCGCTGCCGTTCAGTGCCGAGTACTTCTTCACCTCGTTGCGATCGCCATACTGCTCGTCACGCTTGACCACGAGCTGCACCCGCATCGGCCGAAAGTGCAGCACCTCGCTGTCGGTCAGCTGGCCCTGGAAGCCGACCGCGTCGCAGATCTGCTTGATCTGCTCCTGCGCGATGCGCTGAGCGGTCGCATTCGGGTTCCGGAAGTTGAGGTTCGTCCACAGCTTCCGGTTGGCGAACGGCCCGTCCATCACCTCCATGGTGAGCTTCAGAATCAGCCCGGTGCCGGCCTTCGTCTCGGCCACGTCGCTGTCCGTGATCTGGACCATGTACGGGCCGGCCGGCAGCGCCTCGAAGTCGCCGCGCTCCGGGACGATGTTGTCGACGTCGATGCTCTCTCCGAGATGTGCCATGACTCATCACTCCGTAGCGATGCGAGCGGCGTCGGCCGTCGCGAGATGGGGGAAGAAGGGCGCGAGCTCGGCGAAGCCCTTGCCGGGCTCGTAGAGCGTCTTCTCGGGCAGGCCGTAGCGATTGCCGGCGGCGTAGGCCGGGCGCGAGGTGGCATGCATCCAGACAGAGCGGCCGCCCTGCCCGATCGCCCGGGTCTTGTTGAAGCCGGCATCCTCCGACTTCACCGTCACGTCGGGCTTGAGCAGCAGGACGACGTCGGCCTCCCGCTTCAAAAAATCGCGCGCCTTGTCGTGCAGGTCGATCTCGTAGCGCGAGTAGCCGACCGTCTCGGGATCGTCGAAGCGCTCGATCTTGGAGTGCGCGATCAGAATGACCGTCATGCCGCGGTCGCGCCGAAGGGCGTTGAGCCCGTCGAGCACTTCCTGCCAGACGACTAGGGCGTAGACGTAGCCCTTGCCGTAGCCGAAATCCTCGATGCGCTTCTTTTTGTTGCCCTTGTCGTCGCCGCGCTCGCCGGTCTCGGCCCAGACCAGCGCTTGCGCAGCGGTCACGCTGTCGAGCACCACGGTGCCGAACTCGTGCTCGCGCTCGTAGAGCATGCCGATCGCATCCATGAGCTCGCCGAAGCTCTCGATCTTGCCCATGCTCGCGATGTCGAGAATGCCGTCGCCCTCTTCGGTCTGCAGATAGACCGGGTTCGGAAATTCCGAGGCGAGAGTCGTCTTGCCGGCTTTCTCGGGCCCGTAGAGCAGGATGACCGGTGGTCGCGGCCTCTTCTTCTGCGTGAGTTGATCCCAGGAAATAGCCATTCGTTCTCTCCTGTGCGGTCGCCATGTCTTGGGAAGGCCCGGGGGCACCCGGAACAAGACAGGGAATGGCGACCTGACCGCCCGTCGGCGGTGCCCCGGGTGCCCCTCGGCGTTGCTAAGCGGCCAGCTCGGGAGACGACGCCGAAGCGTCGCTCCCGTCGCCGGCGCATCCCGACCGCGCCGCGGTCGTGGAAGGCGGAATTCGATTGGTCTCGAGCAGTCTGACGCGCACGCCGCTCACGTCCGGCGCCCAGGCGGCCTCGACGCGCTGGCAGTCGCAGTCATCGGCAACCGCGCCGGCCAGGACGAGCACGTCGCCGACCGGCTTGATGAGGTTGTCGATGTCGCGGCGACGGCGGTCTGGCCGACCGATGCTGAGCGTCATGGCGTAGGCGCCAGCGAGCCCCTGGCCGCGTGTTTCGAGGCCAATGATCTGCGCGCAGACAGAGCGCCACCGCTCGTACTCGGCCGAGCGCAGCACCTTCTTGCCGACGTGCCGCCACATGCGATTGGCACTCGGCGGATAGGGTAGCGTGACGACTAGAGCGTGCAGGCTCATCGCGCCTGCTCCTCGAACCAGTCGGCGACGCCGTCGCACCAGCGCCCTAGCACTAGGCCGAGGCGTCGGAAGAAGGCTGCGCAGCCAGCGCAGAAAATCCGCCAGAAGCCGCTCATGCGCGCACGCCCTCCAGCTTGGCTTCGAGAGCGGCGATCTCGGCCTTCAGCTGCGCGGCACGCTCCTCGCGCACGGCGCGGTCGAGCCAAGCCGGAGCCGAGGTGAAGACGGCGGAAGCGAATTCTGGCCCGTAGGCTCCCATCAGCCGGAAGACGGCGAAGGCGCTGGGTGCGGACCCGCGATCGAGCCACTTCTGCACGGTACCGGCCGGGATGCCGGTCTCGGCGGACACGTTGTCGGCCGTCTTCAGTGGGTGCGACTGGCGCAGGAAGGCGATGATCCGCTCCGCGACAACTGTCTGGCTCGCGGGAGTCAAATGACTCGCGCGCCGGTGTGAATGTCCCACTCGAACCTCCGATGCTTTGAGCATCGAGGTTGGGGACAGCAGGGGAGCAGAGAGCGCGGATGTGGTCACGCGGCGGACCTTTTGGACAGCGAGATGAGGCAGACGCGCCGCAGACCCTGGCAGCGAGAGCGAGCGCGCGCGAAGGAAGGGCCGGCCGCCCCTGGCAGGGCAGCCGGCAAGTCGAGGAAGAAAGCGCCCACTCGGGCAACGGACGCGCAGATGCGCGAAACGATGAGGCCGCTCATGACCAGACCACCCACGCGAGGGCGGCGCCGTAGAGCGGCAGGATGATGAGGAGACCTAGCCAGACGCCGCGCATTAGGCGGCCTCGTCGGCCTTGACCTCTTCCCGCGGGTAGAGGTCCGGACGAAGCTCGCTGCGTGACACCCCCGAGGCCGCCTCTACGGCCAAGACACGCAGGGGCGGGCAGACATTCCACTGACTGATCGCGGCTGATGAGATGCCGAGCGTGCGACCGAGGGCAGCCGGGCCGCCCGCTTTTTCAATCGCAGATTTAAGAGCCGCTTCGCACATGCGCCGACTTTAAGCATCTCTTAGCGGTGAGTGCAAGCGCGGCTTTGCTTGCGTTTCTGTAAGGCGAGCTTATCGTACTTGTATGGCTACGAAATTAGGTGATGCGCTCAAGGGAGCGCGAGAGGCGAAAGGCCTGAGAAAGGCCGAGGTCGCGCGCAGGCTGAAGATCAGCAGCTCAGCCGTCTCGCAATGGGAGAGCGGCGGCACAAAGCCAGATCTGGATAATTTTCTGAGACTGGCTCAAAGTTATGAGTTGGTTATTTCTAATCCTCCGTTCCGCGAATATTACATCGAAAAGACTGGCGTTGATCCATCAGAAAATAAGGTGAACATCGCGGCAGTATTGGCATTGGAAACAGGGAACGGTGACGCATTCATCGCTGCCGGAGCCGATGAAAACGTTCGCCTCGCGCCGGAAGCCCCCGCGTTCGAGTCCCTCAATATTCTCACCAGAGATATTCCGGTGCTGGGAACCGCAGTCGGTGGCGAAGATGCCGACTTCCAATTGAATGGCCAAGAGACAGACAGGACTGTGCGCCCAGCAGGACTCGCAAACGCGCGCGGCATCTTCGCAATCTATGTCTCTAACGACAGCATGTATCCAGCATGGCGCGAGAATGCTCTTGTGTATGTCACGCCTCACCGGCCTCCAGCAATTGGCGATGATGTCATTATCGAACTTCATCCGATGGAGGATGGAGTGCCCGGCAAGGCATTCCTCAAGCGGTTGAAGGCAAGAACTCCCAGCAAGTATATCGTTGAGCAGTTCAACCCACCCGGCACTCTAGAATTTGAGCGGGATGAAGTGCGGAAAATATATAGGGTCATTCCCTATGAGGAAGCGCTAGGCCTCTCGTAAGCCGCGACTGCACCTGCTTCATCGCAACGGTAGTAGGGCGTGATGGTTACGTTGCGACTGATGCGGCCTTGCTCAGCGCACACCTTGCACCGCAGCTTTCTTCCCAGCTGCTCGACCGTGCCGACGCCTTTTCCGATCAGCCTAGTGATCTGGGTTCGGTTCAAGCGTCGGCGTCGCCCACAGTTCTCGCACTCCACGCCTAGAGCGGTCAGATCATCGAACCCGTCCAAGCGTTGTCCGCTCATTCTGTTCCCCATTTGTTCTCAGAAAGGTAGTGATCGGACGGAGCACGGCACTCTGTCCAGCAGCATTTTCGCAATCCACAGGCATCCACAGATTGCTTACGGAGCGCCGATCGCGCCATGGCAAGCGAACCTTGCAAAGTAGCTCTTGCGGATAAATGTAAGTGATGCTTAAATTAGCTCTATCGCCGCTGCCGCGATGGAGCCCCGCATGTCCTGTGTTCACCCTCTCGACTGGCAGGCCGCGCTACGCGACCTGAAGGCCGATCGATCCGCCCTGCCCGAGGTCCGTGAGGAGCGTTTGCGCACCTCTTCCGTACACCGCGGTCCGTTCGTGCTGCAGCTCAGCGCCTGGCGCGGGCGCTCCGGTCGCCGCTACGTCGTGGGCGTGCACTCGCTGAAGACGCTGCGGGTCGACGACTTCGACAGCTGCGTTGCGGTCGCGGTGCGCCGGAACGGCGACATGATCGCCGAGGTGGAGTTCGTTGCCGAGGTGAGCTGCGAGATGGTGGCTACCGGCTTCATGGCTGTGGCGCGCCGCGCCGGCATCACCGAGGTGCACATCCATCGCCTCGCCGGCAGCTTCGCGGAGCGCGAGGCGATCGCCGCCGATCTGGCGCCTCTCATGGTGAAGGCCGCCTGATGTCCCCGCCCTTCCGCATCTCCGACAACGCCTTCGCGGCGATCCCCGACTTCTCGGTCCCGCCGAGCGACCTGATCCGGCAGAGCCAAGCGGCCCGCGCGCCGAGCTCCGCGCCCTTCGTGTCTCGAGACGAGATGCTGGCCGCCCTGAAAGTGGCTCAGGCGATCCTTGCCATGCTGGTCGAGCCTCGCGAGATCGAAGGCACGTCCGTCTCCAGCGCGTGGGCCGCAGCGGTCGCCGCCGAGAAGGCCCATGGCGCTACCATCCCTGCCACGAGGTCTGCAGCTGCCCATTGCTCTGGAGTTGGAGAGCCATTCGAAGTCTCGGGCATGGTCGTTCCGCGTCGTTCCGCTGTAAGCCGTCGTGGATTCAACCGGGCGTGCTGGCGGGGGTTCGCTTGCATCAGAGCGGCTGGTTCAAGATCGCAGGAGATCGTCACGGCTGAATGCGAAGGGCCAGATCAGGAAGCCGCCGCATGACCCCCGCCAAGCACAGCGCCGGGGGCGGGGGCGAGAGGCTGGCTCAGAGGCGCCTGGAGAGCTCATCCAGCGCGGTAGGCACTCCCGAGTTCGAAGCTGCGGCTCGCGCATCCTTCGTCGCCTCCCGCAGAAGCCTGATAACCTTCTCACGATCGAGTGCGCCTGGAGCGCTGAGGCATTTCACGATGTTTTCCAGGGCGTATTCGATCGCGATGAGGCGTGCCTCCAGCTCGCGCTGCTTCATTTCCATCCCGATCACCATCGTTCTTCTTCTGGTCGGGATGGTAGCTGACGCAGCAGGACGCGTAACCCTCGGCTTCGCCAGCCCTGATCGACCGATCTCCACCCTCACCCGCCCGGCCGGGGCGGCGCGGTCGTGAGCTACCGCGAGCGCACCGGTGCGGGTCTGGCACAGGGCTCGGCCATCCAGGTCGGCACTTATCACAGCGACGCCATGGGCCGCAGCGAGGTCACGCCCGAACTCGGCGTGATGCGCAGCCTCGGCCCGATCTCCACGGACGCCTGGGCCGCACTGACGCCGGCCGAGGCGCGCGAGCTCGCGGACGATCTCTACTGCGTAGCTCGAGAAGCTGAAGGGGAGTCGCGTTGATGATCATCCCGATCCCAGCGCATCGACAGAGGGTTCAACTCGCCGATCTGTGCCTCCCGAAGGACCGCGCAGACGGGCTCAGCCGCCGCCTCGAGCAGCTCAGGGTCGGGAGCGAAATCCGGCTCCACGTCATGGATCGTGCTGAGTCTCAGGACTGTCCGCTGTTCAACGCTGCGCAAAAGTTCGCGGGCCGCTCCCTCCTCGATGCTCAGCAGTCTGTGTGCGAGGTCGATGTAGGCTTCCCGCAGGAGGTCGAAAGAAATTCTGGCTGCGGCGCCATCGTGGACTTGCGGTCGGTCCATCATCGTCTGGACTCCAGAACACACGCTCCCCAGCGCCGGATCAGCTTAGCCGCAGCTGTAGAACGCGGCAAAAGCAACAAATGTTATCACGCTGAGCTAACCTCTTTAGTTCGCTGCTGTGTCGGCTGGCGTACCGGACTGAGATTTTTTCCGCTGTTGCCTCGCCGCTCGGTCGGCCGAGTGCGCGTGGTCGAGCGCAGGCCGCCCTGTGTCGAGCGCCGCCTGGTGCCCCCACTCCATCCCAACGCTGCCCGGGCCGATGCGCCCGCAGAAACTCAGTGCCTGGAGAGGAGGTCGTCGAGCTCGCGTCGCACGGCTTCTAGCCCAGCCTGTCCCGCGACCTCACAGGGCCGAAGCCTCGGGAGACGAAGCTCGAGGCTCTCACGCGGCGGCATAGAAGCGCGCGGCCGGTCTCGCTTCAGCCGAACCGCGACAGCAAATGGCCTGTCCGAGGCGAAGTTGCTCACTGCATCCTCCACGCCGGGAGGGTGCCCGAGCCGCTTTCGTCCTTCCAGAGATCGTGAGGCTTCGCTTCGCCTCAAAAGGCTTAGCGCGCCCAACTCTTTCGGTGAGCTTGCTGCCGCTTCCTTAGCGATTGTGCCGCTCGCCCCCGCCGACGCGCCCGCAGGGAGGCTGTGATGCCCCGACGCCCAGCCACTGTCACGCAGGCGGACGTGGCGCGAATCATCCGCGCTGCGAAGGCTGCCGGGCTGCCAGTCGTCCGCATCGTGGCACGTCCTGACGGGATCTCCGTCGAGACGGCTAGCGAGCAGACGCGGCCCGAGCGATATGACGAGAGGCTTGCCGACGAAGAGCGCGTGGTGGTCCTGTGACCGCCATGCCGAAGCGCCGGCCACCACACCTCACGCGGGAGAAGACCCGTCACGGGACGATGGTCTGGTACGTGCGCGTCGGCCAAGGGCCGCGCATCCGCATGCGAGAGCCCTACGACAGCCCGGAGTTCTGGCGGGACTACCGACTAGCGCTGGAAGGCAAGCTTGAAGCCAAGGGCCAGGGCCCCGCGCCCGGCACACTCTCATGGCTGATCGCTCGATACGTCGAGTCGGCTGAGTGGGCGAACAACATCAAGCCAGCGACTCGCAAGCAGCGGCACGCCTTTTATCGACAGATCGAGAGCACAGCCGGCGGCGAGCCCCTGCGCCTCATCGGCACAAAGGCCATCAAGGCCGGCATCCATCGCCGCAAGGATCGGCCCTTCGCCGCGAACAACTTCCTGAAGGCCATGCGCGGTCTGTTTCAATGGGCCGTGAGCGAGGGGCATGTCCCCAGCGATCCGACGGCCGGCCTGAAGCCTCTCACCCGCTCGGAAGACGACGCCGGCTTTCATGCCTGGACCGAGGAGGAGGTCGCTCTGTTCGAGGCGCACTGGCCCCTCGGCACGCGCCAGCGGCTCGCCTTCGATCTGCTGCTCTACACCGGCTTGCGCCGCGGCGACGTGGTTCGCCTAGGCCGCCCGCACGTTCGCAACGGCGAGTTCACCATCCGCACGGAGAAGACCGGGATGGTGGTGACGGCGCCGATTTTGCCGGCGCTGGCCGCCTCTATCGACGCGTCGAAGACCGGCGAGCTCACCTTCCTCGCGACGGAGCGCGGGCTGCCGTTCGGCAAGGAGAGCTTCGGCAATTGGTTCAGGAAGGCGTGCCAAGCGGCAAAATGCCCCGGCTCGGCGCATGGTCTCAGAAAGGCCGGCGCGCGGCGTGCGGCCGAGGAAGGCGCAACCGAAGCGCAGCTGAATGCCCTGTTCGGCTGGGCCGATGGCAGTCGCGAAAGCGCCGTCTACACGCGCACCGCGAATCGGGCCAAGCTGGCTCGCGCGGCGCGCAAGGCTCCCGCACCCGCCGTTCTGGTGCGGGATTTAGGCGAGAAAGCGTAGACTGTTCAGTGGGTTAAAAAATAGGTGGTGGGCCCGGCAGGACTCGAACCTGCAACCAGACCGTTATGAGCAAACTGGACCCCGGAAATCCTCAATCGTTTCAGCGCAAAGACCTGTCCGTAAACGCGAAGTTCCCGCAAGGGACGCGGTTTGTGCTTTTCGGCGCAGGTTCGTTGGACCTGCGAGCAGTCCGTAAACTGGCGAGGAGGGAAATTTGGGCGAGGGACTTCAGCGTGCATTTGCGGCCACCGCACGGACGCGAGCGGATGCCAGCCTGCGGCGATACTTGGGAGGAGACCGCGACCTTCGACAGCAAGGAGACAGCGGAAGCGCGCATCAACGAACTTCGCTGCAATCAAGAATGCTACCTCGTTGAGCTTTGGCAGCATGACGGTTGCTACCATGCAGTCGGGTAGGAGCCGAACATGACGCTCATCAACCGGCTCATCAAAGAAGCACGCGAGGGAGCCGCCGTGCTTGAAGTGCCTGAGAACCATGTGCGGTCGGTGGCCGAGCACATGCGGCAATCCATCATGATACCAAGCCAGCCGACTTTTGAAGAGTGCGAAGCCGGTCTGCGCTCTGGTGAGGCGAAGCTGATGGGCGTACCGATGAAGGTGGTTCCGAAACGGACCTAACCCCTACCGCCCCTCTCTCCGATCTGTGTGAGAACGGTTCTCAATGGCCTGCTCTCGCTCAATGCGCTCTAGAAGTTCAGTGTGGCGCACGGCCTGCTCCCGCGTGATGCGGGCGCACTCGGCAATCCGGGATAGGTACTCGGATGAGGAGCGCACGCAATCTCGGATCTCGCGCATGTAGTCCAGGGTCTCGCGCGGCCCTTGGGCAAAGATCGGGGGAATGTCGGCGAGGGTGCCGTGAGCAGGCGGCGGCAACTCCTCCTTATCCTGCTTGGCCCTTGTGACCATGTACGCGATCAGAAGGAAAGTTGCCCCCCCAACGAAGACCTGTAGGAATGGCTGCGAAGACAGGATCTCCTTCAGGAACACAAACAACGCTTCCATCACACCGCTTTCTCAAGCTGGTCGAGAGCGCGTCCGAGGCGGGTTCCCCGCCTTTTGGCGGCATCTAGAACCGCGATATAGACTGACAGGGCCTCAAAGCCGGCCGCCGTCCCCAGCACGGGGATGAAGAAGCTGGGGCTCGTGGCGGTGAAGGCGTCGTAGACGAGCGCGAAGGTGAGCTGGCCCATGATGATGCAGCCGCCAGCGGCACAGAAGGCGCGGATGTAGGCGCCTGCCGGGCCGCCCCTGCTGTTGTTTATTTTCCCGTTTAGGAAGAGAGCCAGGACGCGCACGGCGCCCACGGCGGCAAAGAAGGTCGCTAGGTTGGCTTCCGTGAAGCCGGCCGCCACCATCGGCTTGAGGGCTGCGCGCTCCATCGTGTTGCCGGGCAGGGCCAGCGTGAAGGCGATGAGCACCATCGTCACCGCCATGTACCACTCGAACAGGCGATAGGTGCTGTACGGCCCCGCATAAGGCGCGAGGGGTCCATTCATTCCAAGCATCAATCTCGCCACTGCCCCCAGCGGCTTCGGGCGTTTTTCGCTTGCAGGCATGGGGCGTGTCGTACTCTCATGTACGCAGCCATGTGGGGAAACTCGCTTTTCTCTGCATGGTCAGGGGGGATCGGCCGTTCGGCGACCAAACTTAGCGGCTGTCCCCCCGCTGCTTCTGTTTTCAGATTAACCCCTTGTCGGGATTGGTGAAAGGTCAGCGCGGCAGTAGCCACCCGATAAGGCCGCCAGGGCGAGGCCCATCGGGCGCGGTCGTCACAGGCGGGCTCGGCGCAGGGTCGGGCTCGCCATTGTGCAGGCCCGTCCGCTCAGCGAGGACGCGAGCGTTGACGACGCCCTTCGCCAAGAGAGCGTTATAGAGGTTGAAGCCGATCACGAGGACCGGCAGCAGCCACGGCGGCATGAACGGCAGCACGAGGTTGAACGGGAAGGGCAGATCCGGCGTCGCCCCGTTCCAATTCTGGGCCATGTAGACGAACACCCCGCCGATGCTCAGCAGGACCGACCACACGGAGGACCACTGGATGCGGTTGCCGCCAATCGCGATCGTGGAGCCCTGCGCGCGGAGATCCGCCGCCGTCGTCTTGGCGCGGGCCGGGTCGGGCTTGAAGGCGTTGGCGTCATCGAACAGCGCGGCGCGGGTCTGCGGCCCCCAATGCCCGTCCGTCGAGATGCCGGCCTGAAGCTGCAGGGCCTTGATGGCGGCTTCGGTGCGAATGCCCCACTTACCGTCCACTTTTCCAACAATGAAGAAACCCAAATCCCGGAGCCGCTTCTGGATCATCTCCACTTCGGGCTTGAGCAGCACGTCCTCAGCCCACTTGCCGGCAGGGATCGGCGCCATGCGGTCGGATGCCGGCTTGGGCTTGGCGGGCTTTGCCCCCTCGCCCACGCGAGCCCGATCGGTGCTGCGAGCCTTGGGCAGCGCGGCGCTGTAGGGCGTGAGGAACTGATCGCGTTCTGCGGTGCGCCGAGAGACGATCTCAGGCGGCTTGCGCCACTGCATGATCGCCTCCGCGCACCCCGCCCGATCGCCCGCGTTGAGGCGCTTGACGAAGGTGGAGCGGGAGAACGCACCCGGCCCGATGTTGTAGCAGATGGACACGAGGGCATCGCGCTCGTTCTCTGACAGCGGCACCTTCACAGCCTTGTCCACTGCGGCCTCATATTGCGCGAGGTCGCGGGCGAAGATGCTCAGTGCCTCCGCTTCCGTGATGGACAGGCCCGGCGTCACCTTGGGCGCTCCCGCTGCCGAGGTGTGCCCAACGCCGATGGTCCAGACGCCGACGCTATCCTTGTAGGCGGTCGTCTTCAGGGCCTCGCGCGCGACCAGCGCAGCGGTGCCGATGGCGCTCAGTGCCATGTGTAGTCCCTCAGTAAGGCGATGAGAGCGAGCAGGATGCCGCCGACGAAGAAGACGATGCCGATCAGGAGCACGAACAGCCCGGCGCCCTGCTCGCCTACCGTCTCGCCGCGCTCAGACAGGTAGCCGCCCGTGGTCACGAGAAAGAGGCTCGCCGTCATGAAGGCGACGGCGCCCCAAAGCGCGGTCATCCGACGTACACGACATCAAGCATGACGGCGTGACGGGTCGCGAAGGCACCCGCCGAGGTGACGAGCTTGGTGCTCACGGCCTGACCGGCCGTAAAGGGCACGAAACAGGTGGCGCTTCCGCTGAAGGCGCTTGCTCCGCTAGCCGTGATGACCGTAGCCGTATCCACGCCCCCGATGCGCAGCGTGTAGGTGAAGCTCTGCGATGCGCCGGGCGCGTCCGTCGTCACCGTGCGAACGCCCATCACGTAGCCGGCACGGGGCGGGAGGAATGCTAGATCCCCTGCCGACGACGGCAGCGCGCCAGCCGGGCCGAAGAACGTCGTGGACCCGGCCGCGACAGGCGCCGATGCGCCGGACGTGAGCGGAGTGCTGTCCTTCCAGTTCACGGTGCCTTGGGCGAGGAAATTGTAGCTGGGTCCGAACCACTGGCGCGCGTCGATCGAGATTGAAGACGCCGCATCAAGGAAGAAGGCGAGGCCGGTTCCACCCGCGTACGTGTCCGCCGCGGGCGTCCAAGAGGTGTACCAATTCGCTGGCGCCTTGACGTTGGTGCTGGCGATGATGTCCGCGCAGGACGGGGCGTAGCCGAGGAACTTCGGCAGCGTGACATAATCGCAGTTCTCTATGCGGCAGGTCGTAAACTGGCATGTGTCGGAGACGACATCCGTGAGGTCGAGGATCGTCATCTGACGGGCAAAAACGCCGTGCTGGAACGCGATGCTCAAAACGTTTTCGTGGATGTACGTCGAATGCTCGATGGTCCACCCGGTTTGATCGTAGAGCAGGCCAACGGCGCCGGTCTGATAGTAGAAGATTTCGACCAGAGCGCCATTGGCCGGAGCGGTGTTGAATGTAACCTGCGTCGGGCTCGTGAGCGTGTAATCGGTCGTCAGAGCCTTCAAGACCCCGTTCACGTAAACCGTCACGTCCCGCTTGAGGTAAATCGGGTTTGCGCCAAGCGGGTAGTTCGTCGTCGTCCCGTTCCCGGTGAACGTCAGTTTAGGAGTAGATCCACCCCATAGCTGGACCTGATTTAGGAAAACGTTGTGCGTATTGCGCCCAAGGGACAGGGCGACATACTTGCAGCCGTCCACCGTGACGTTTGACAAGAAGCTTTTATTCGTGTCGGTTGCCAGATTGGACGTTACGATACCGAAGGCGCAGTTGACGATGTGCGCGCTATCGACAAGCGCGTAGATTGCATCTCGGATGCTGACGAGCCCGAAGCTCGCGAAAACATCGGCCCCGGTCGCCGCCCCGGAGGGAAGCCCGACCCGAAGGGTAATGACGTTCCCGGCGACAGACAGGATCTCGGACGGGTGCCACCGGCCGGTGGCAAGGCGCACGATGAGGGTCTGTCCCGCCTGGAAGCCCGTCGCGTTCTGGACCGCCAGCGTGTTCGCGCTCGCCGGGGCCGTGAGTTGCGACGCCTTCACCGCCCCGTCGTTGTCCTGAGAGACGAGACCGCGGACGATTGGGCGGTAGCCCGTCAGGCGGATCATCCAGTCGGCGCCCGGCGCCGGGTTGACGATCGCGCCCGAGCAATCAAGGACGCGCTGCCCTGGAACGACGATGTTCTTCGCGGTATAGGTCTTACCCTTCTTCAGGACGACATTTGCCGACGCCGCAAGGGCACGATTGATGGATGGGCCGTCGTCCGTGTCGCCGACCTGATAGAACTGCTCCGGATAGACAGGGAGGCGCTTGAGCGCGGCGGCTACATTGTCCTGAACGGCGCCAGTGCCATCCTGGAAAAAAGTGGTGACGCCGGCAACTTCGGATAGCGGCACGTCCTGCGGCTGCGCGGACGCGTTCGTAGAATTGCCCTTCAGCGTGAGCGCCGGGGCTGCAGCGAGCTTCACATTGCCGACACCGCCGTCCGCGGGGTTGCTGGTCGGCAGATTGCTGAAGTCGATCGCCTGGAACTCGCCCGTGACCGCATCCTGCACCGCGACGAGGCCGGCAGAGGGCGGGCTTTCCGAAGTCTGTAGCGCACGGTATTCCAGCCGAGCGCGGGTCGTGAGCCCGAGCTTATCGACATGGATGCCGGCGCCGTCGCGCTGGTCAGCCGGGTAGGTGCCAAGCGGCGTTCCCCCGAGACGATTGCTCATCCGTGGTTCCTCAAGTCAGCGATGTATGGAGGCCCGTGGTCGGGCTAGGCGGCCTCGTAGATGGCCGTGAAGATCAGGCGCGCCCCGTTTGAACCTGGGTGCGTGCCGTCATAGAAGTAGACGAAGACCTGCGATGCGTTGACCGTCCCACCCAGAGACTTGCCGGTGCTGGCGGCTTCCCGACCAGAAATCGCGGAAAGACTGCTCGTCAGGGCGGCAACGGGCAGCGTAACGACGATGCCGTTGCCGGCGGTGCCGTTCGTCGTGATCGTCACGTCACAGAGCAGGAAAACGATTTTGCCAAGTTGCTGATAGCGACCGGACACGGTCCCCAGCGTCGTGAGCGTGCCGGTCGTTGCCGTGACGGTCGGCGTATAGGTCGTCCAGGCCCCACCGGAGATGTTTGAGATTGAGGGCTGCGCGAACGTCAGAGCGCCCGTGCTGGTGCTGATGCCGGTGACGAACTGATTGGCCGCCCCGGCATTCGCCTGCACCCCGCCCTTGGTCGTCGTCGTGGGATTGGGGAGCTGCGCGGCCGAGGCGGTCCCGGAGATGTCCGTAAAGGCTGGCTGCGCGAAGGTAAGCGCGCCCGTTGCCGTTGAGATCCCCGTTACGAACTGACTTGCCGCGCCGGCGTTCGCCTGAACGCCCCCCTTAGCGCTCGTGGTCGGGTTGGGGAGTTGTGCCGCCGAAGCCGTGCCCGAAATGTCCGTGAACGTCGGCTGCGCGGAAGCCGGGACGCCGGCCGTGCTGATGGCTGTCAGGAACTGGCTTGCGACGGCCGTTTTCGCCTGCACACCGCCGAGGGTCGTCGTGGTCGGGGCTGGCAGCCGGGCGGCAGGGACCGTTCCCGTCGTCAGGTCGGAGGCTGAGCCCGAGGTCGCAATCGCCGCTAGCGTCGGCGCGGTGTAGCTGAGGACGCCCGTCGTGCTGTTGTAGGCGAGCGAACCCGTCGCGCTGATGGACGCGCGAGCACGGGCCTGCGTAAAGTAGAGGTTCGTCGTCCCCTCGGTCAGCCCGTCCGTCGTGCTCGGGATGGTGGGCTTGCCGAGAAGGTCCGCGTACTGGCCCGTGGTTGCCACCGTGGCGAGGGTCGGGGCGGTATAGGAGAGGACGCCGGTCGTGGCGTTATAGGCCAACGAGCCGGTGGCCGAGATGGACGCACGCGCCCGGCTCTGCGTGAAGTAGAGGTTGCTCGTGCCTTCGGGCAGGGCATCCGTGCTGGCAGGGCCAGAGCCGCCGCCTGCGGGCGTGGCATAGGTGATAACGCCATCCGTGCCGATCCCGGTGGCGAACTGCCCCACGCCGGCCGTGGAGGACTTCACCCCGCCGAGCGTCGTGCTGGTCGGCAAGGGCAGTCGGGCCGCCAGCAGGGTGCCCGTGGACAGATCCGAGGCAGAGCCTGACGTGGCAACCGCCGCAAAGGTCGGCTTGCCCGTCAGATCCGCGTAGGCGCCGCTGAATAGCGCGGGCTTGCCGGTCAGGTCGGCATACGCTCCGCTAAAGAGGGCTGGCTTCCCTGTGAGGTCCGCGTAGGAGCCGCTGAACAGGGTGGGGCGCCCAATCAGATCGGCATACTGCCCGCTTGTCGCAACCGTGGCGAGGGTCGGAAGGCTGCCGCCCCCGCTGCCGATGCCGGCGACAAGGGCTTGATATTCCTCCGGCGTGATCAGCCGAGAGATGCGAAGCGTCCCGCTCGTCGTACGCGTGAACAGCAGGCCATCGGCTTCTTGGATGCCCAGCACGGCCTCATCGTCGGCCGCCATCTGCGTGGGCACACGGCCCGAGATCCGAGACCGATAGACCTTGTACGGGTCGGCCATCAGAACTCTTCCACGACGATGGTCTGCGGAGAAGTCGGCGGGGCGACGTTGCCGACGTAGCCCTCACCACCGGCCGGGCTGCTGTCGATCACGAACTCGAAACTCCCGATCTCGCCCGTGTCGTCGCCAATCAGCGCGCCGAGGCTGGCGAAGTAGGCGCCGGGGCGAAGCTGCAGCATCTCGGCGCGCGGAATGCGCCATGCCAGGACGAGCGACTTGTCGGTCGTTACGGGAGCGAGCCGCCCCGTGCCGTCCATGCTGTTCGTGCTGATAACGGCGCGGCAGTTGCGGCCGAGGATGCGCCCATAGTCGCGCACCCAGCCGGCGCCATTCATGGCCCAGACAGTGAAGGTGTAGACGGCGGCCGAGGGGTCCGTGACGCCATCGGCGCTGAACACCTCGAAGGTGTCGTTCCAGTCGCTGCGGCGGGAGACGGGGCCGCGCTGTAGGGTCAGCATGGGCGCCTCACAGCTTCACGTAGGTCGTGACAAGGATGAAGGGCACAAGCGTGCTGAACGCGGCGCCAGAGCCCGTAGCGGTTGCAGACGCCGTGATGTTGTGCGCGTGGTTGCCGACCGAACTTGTCGTGAAGGTGTGGCTGTGCGCGACGCTATCGCGGGTCTGGCCTGTGGCCCCGCCACCGTCGCCGACGCCGCTCGCGCGTGTCGTGCCGCCGGGCGCGGAGGTGCTGTCAAGCGAGTAGTCGATGGCGTGACGGTGAACGCCGCCCGCATCCGTCACGCCCGTGTGATTGTGAGCGCCCTGCGCATCCATGAACGCACTGATCGTGTGCGAGTGGCTGGGCATCTCGTTGAGCGTGATCTGCGACACGGGCGAGCCGCCATAGGCGCCGAGCGTCGTTGCCGTCCCGAAGGAGAACAGGCCGCCGAACAGGCGACCCGAGGGCAAGTTGCCCATGTCCTCAAGCGAGACACGGAAGCGGCCTCGCGCGTCGGGCAGGGTGATTGTCTTGCCGGCCTGCCAGTCGCTCTCGGCGTTCGGGCCGCGCCCGCCGCTGACCGCTAGGTTCCCATCGCGCGTCCAAAGATGCACGAACAGGTCGTGGCAATCGTCGTTGGCGCGTTCGGATGCGGACGACGCCGACGAGCCGATCGTGCGCCCGTTGAACCGCACCCAGCCCTGATGCGTGCCGACATCGTAGCGGTCTTTGATGTCGCCGGTCTGAAAACGGGTCGTCGGGTCGTCGGCGCCACCGCCGCCGCCACCGCCCGATACGGTAATGATCTGCACATCCTCGATCTGATCTAGGACCATGCCGGACGCGTCGGTGATGCGGACGCGATACAACCCGTCTTCCACGTACACGGTCGGGAAGGTGCCGTTGGCACGCGCCGGAACCGGGTAGGCTTGCCGCGTGGACAAGCCGGGCTCATTGTAGGTAGCCACCGGCTGCGTTGTGTTGGCGAGGAAGACGGAGAGACGCGCGTTCATCACGCGGTTTCCGGCTTGATCGTAGGCCGATGTCTGGATCGGGAGTAACAGCCCCATTGGGGTGGGTCTCCACGCGAAAAAGGCCGCCTGTGAGGGCAGCCGGGAGGGTTGATGCGGTTTGTTTGGATGGCGGTTCAGGCCGCCCTGATCGTCGGCCTTTCAGCGGCGATGTATCAGGAGCCCGAACTGCGGAAGAACTTCGGTGCGATGGTGCTGATGAACGTCGTTATCGTGGCGTTCGGAACGGCGCTTGCCGTGAACCTATGGGACTGGCTGCGCCGACCGAGATCCGCTCGCCGCCTGCTCGCCGAGAAACGTAAGGCGCAACGCCAATCCGAGCGCGCGATTGCTGCCGACCGGCGTCCCGGCGAGTTGTTCGAGGAGCGGGCGCGCCGCTGGTTCCGTCAGGATGGACGCAATCTCTGACATGTTGTTGCCGAGGCGGTAGCGCGCGACCCGATCGCTTAGGGCTCGCTTCAAGTTCAGGCCGCCCTGCACAGCCGTGCCGACCGCCTGACCCACCGCGCCCGACGCCTGCCGCGCGTCCTGCTGGATTGCCTGATTGAACGCCGTATCCGACCCCTTGGGCGGGCGGTATCCGGTCGCCTCGAAAATCTCCATCAGCCGATCGAAAGCGGTCGCCCGCGCCTGCCCGCCCGGCAACTGCGTGAGCATGGCGCGGATGTTGTTGCGATCCGCCTCATTCCCATACAGCGACTTGCGGGCTGCGGCGCCTGCGTTCGGGTTTCCGCCCGCCTGAAGGTCGGCCATCGCTCGCTCAAATTTGTCGGCGATGTAGTCTCGCGCGATGGTCTGCGCGGCGCGAGGGTCCTGTCGCACGAGGCGACGGGCTGCCTGCTGCACAACGGCGTCGTAACGGTCGCCCTGGCCCGCTCCTGCCAGCGCCCGCCCCATATTCGCAGAGGCGCCCTCGCTCTCCGGGGCAATGCGCTGAGCGATGCTCCCAAGCGGCCCTTGCTCGGCCGGCGTAACGACGCTCTCCGTGATGTCGGCATACCGCCGCCGGCCGGCCGCCAGATCGGGGCTGTTGGCGACAAGCGTGTCGTTGAGAGAACCAACGCCGCGGTTCGTCAGGCGCCCCGCCTGCCTCTCCGTTGCTGAAATCCCGATAGCGGCGGTGTCGGCCGTGCCGTAGGCGTCGCGCGTGGCCTTCGCAACCGCGTCAAGCTCGCCAACGTTCGTATATGGGCGCTCAGGCACGGCCGGGATCTCCGGGGTGCCGGGCCTCGTCTCATAGCGGATGATTTGCCCGTTCGGCCCCATAACCGGCGTGCGCGTGCCAGGGACGGACGGAACCGCTGCCTGTCCCGGTTCCTCAATCAGACGAGCGCGGAGGTCTCGCAAGCCCGCGACTAGCTCCGGGTTGTTCGCATTGGCCGCGATATCCTGATCAATGCCTGCAATGACCGCCCGCATGTCGGCTTCGGGCACGACATCATTCGCGGCCCGTGCATAGGGCTCGCGAACCTGATCCGTGCGATAGGCCCGAAGGTCGCCCAAGGCGCCCTCTGCCGCGTCCTGCGCGCGTTGGGCGGCCTGATCCGCTGGATAGGGATTAGGGGCGATGCGATCGGTCTCGCCACGCGCAGCGGCCCGCACTTCCTGCGCTCGCCCCGCCGTGATGTCGGCCAGAGGCGCAGCCCCCTCCCCGCCGCTATTCTCGGCCACGCGCCGGATCTGAGAGAGGCGAGCCGCCCGCCCGTTCGTGACTTGGTTCAGGGCCTCATCAAGCGTCAGACGCACCGGATCGGGCCGCCGAGCGGCATCGTCAATCAGGGCGTAGGCTTGTCGCAACTCGCCCTGCGTGATCCGCGCGGACTGCAGGGCTTCGGCCGTCAACGCATTGGCGCCGCGCGGCACTTCGGCGAGCGCCGTGCCTACGCCCCCGACGAGGCCGCCGACGACACGAGCCGCCGTGCCGTACTCAGGCGCGATCTGGTCTGCGATCTGGCCAGAACCCTCGCTGGTGACGGTAGGGACAGCCACGCGGGCGACACGCTGGCCGACAGAGCCGGGCGTGAGGCCGCCCGCGGCGAACTCGCCGGCCACGTTGGCGAACTTGCCTGCCGTGGTCTGCGGCTCATACAGCTTGCCGCCGTAGGTGCTCTCAATGAGGTTCGTTACGCCCTGCGGGGTCGGCAGGGAGATGTTGAAGGGGCCAGCCGCACGGATCGCCTCATCGCGCGCTGCGGTCTCCTCCGCGCTGGGGGCATCAAAGGTGCCCTTCGTCGCATAGTTGCGAATACGACCTGCCGTCTGTCGGGCAAGGAAGCTCATGCCCTCCTGCGCGGCGCCAGGAAGGCCAACGATGCCCGCTACACCGCGAGCCACGCCGGCCGGGAGCGACTGCGCAACGTCATAGGCCGTGCTAGGCGGCGCCTGCTTCTGCTGCCCGCCCGAAAACCCACGGAAGGCCGACAGGGCTGCGCGCTCATCCGGGGCATCCAGTTCGTAGGACGCCCCGTCAGGGCCGGTCAGTTCAAAAGTCGGCATCAGCGAACCCGCTTGATGGTCACGCCGTCGATGACGGTCGAAGCGCCGACGCTGAGGCCGTTGGTCGGGGCCTCGCGGCGGGTGTCGGTGGTCGGCTCAGCCTTGCCCAGCCGTCCGGCCTGCTGAAGCTGCCGCATGCCTGAGGCGAAGCCGGTCTGAACGCTCGGAAGCGCCTTCAGACGCTTAAGCGCCTCCTGCTGCGTGATCCCGCCCTCTTGGTTCGGGCCGAGAAGCGCGGCGTCCGCGATCTCGCCACGGGCCTGCCGATCCTTCGCGACCGCCTCAAGGGTGTCGATGATCAGCTTGTTGCCCTCAGGCGTGTTGATGAGGCGGGGCAGCGACCCTTTGAACATGCGAGCGTCAAAGTCGGAGGTCGCGCCCGCGCCGGGGATGCGCTGCTGAGGCGTCAGACGGTCAAGAAGCGCGTTGTACGCCTCGACCTTGCCCGAGCCCTCCGTCTTGATGCCGTATTCGCCCAAGCGGGCCTGCACGGCGGCTAGCGCGCCTGTGTTGATCTGATCGCCGAGCGCACGCAACTCCCCCAAGAGCGGAAGATCCGCCTGCCCCTGCGCGCCCTGCTCTCCGATCGCCTTGAACCGCTCTGTAAGCACCGTGGAGCCGGCCGCGTCGGTCTTCTCCTGCGGAGTGATGCCCATCTGCCCGGAGCCGGGGAACAGCAACTTGCCGTCCCGATCCAGTTGCGCCGGGCCGCGATAGCTCGCCGGCACACCTGCCGCCGCGCGCTCCTCAGGGGTCAGGAGATTGCGAACCGCGTTGTCGGCGCCGGGCGCCACAAGGCGCGTTTCACCCGTCTGCGGATTGAAGCTGAGTGTCCGGCCTTGATCGTCCTTCACGGTCTGAAGGTTCGGGGCCTTCGGCAGCCCGATCGGTTCGGCCGTCCCGCTCTTGCTCGTGCGGATCAGTTGGCCGTCAACGACCTGAAACCCGTATTCCTGCGGAGCAGTGAGGCGCTGAATGATCGCCTGCGCCTGCGGGGCCGTAACCGGGTTGCCGAGCATCGCGCGAAGCTGCTGCGCCTGCTGAGCACTGATCCGAGGTTGAGCCTGCGTCGGCGCCGCGCCGCTGAGGCCCTGCGCGCCACTGGCGATGGCAGGCGACACGACAGAGCCCGGCGCGTCGGATTGACCCTGCGGGATCTGGAAGCCTGCCGCTTGCGCGCCGGGCATCGGCATGTCGGCAGAAGGCGCCGGCAGCCCCTTGGCGACCGCAAGGACCTTCGCGCCGTACTGCGGATCGGTGGCATAGCCGGACGCCTGCAGGGCCTGAGCCTGCCCTTCAAGCCCCTGTGCGCCCTTCAGGCTGCCGTATCGAGGGTTCTTGTTAATGAAGTCGGCGTATCCCGCCGCGCTCGCGGCCATGCTCGGGAACGCGCGGAAACTGTCGCTGATGCGAACCGGGCTGCCGTTGACAACCTCCGTGGTCGCCATCGTGTTGCCGCCCGGCGCGCCGTGTGACTTGATCCCGAAATAGTTGTTGCCAGGAGCGGACTTGCCCCACCCCGTCTCAATTGCCGACTGCGCGATGATGATGCGAGGGTCAATGCCCGTCGCCTTCGACGCCTCAATCGCATGCGGCATCATCGCCGACACGAAATCCGCATTCGATCCCGCGAGCTTCTTGGACGATGACGGGTTCGCACCGCTCAAGCCGACGAACGTAGGAACGGCCGGGGTCTGTGGCGCGCCCGTCTGGGACGCGTATGCCTGCCCGATGGTGGACAGAGTAGGAGCCGGCGTGGCGCCGACGAGCCCGTCAAGCTGATTGCCCCAAATTTGGCGCGCTTCCTGAAGATTGCGCTCGTCGGCGATAGACTGCCCAAGCTCGGCCAGATAGCCGCCGAGGTTCGTGCGCGGGACGAGAGATACGGTCATCGGTACCCCTTAGGCGAACAGCTTTGCGAAGCCGCTGATGCCGCCGGCCTTGCTAAAGCCCGTGAAGGCACCCCCGAGCGTATCCAACAGGTTAGAACTCGCCTGCGACTGCGAGGCCGCTAGCGTGTTGTTGTTCTCCATGAGGGACTTACCCAAGCCGGTTTGCACGTTGGCAAGGGATTGACCCTGCTGTCCCAAAAGGTTCGCGGCCTGCCCGTAGATGTTGCCGAGGCCGATCCCGAGGCCCGTTCCAAGCCCGCTCAGTCCGTTGCCGTAGGCTTGCGAAGCCGCGCCCTGGCCCGTGATGCCTGCCGCCTGTCCCGCAATCCCCGTCGCATAGCTGTTCGCCGCGTTGCCGAGGTTGCTCGTGTACTGCTGGAACGACTGATCGGCGAGGCCCTGAGAGAACTTCAGGAGGTCGGCCGTCGTGTTCCCGCCCGCGAGGTTGCCGCGAGACGCAGCAAGGCGCTGGATCGTGTCCAACCCCTGCTGCTGCTGGAACTCATAGCCGGGGCCGGCTCGGAACGCCGAGGTCGCGCGGGCCGAGCCCTCCGCACCGTTCGCGCCCGTGGCGTCAAGATACGCGTTGTAGGCGTTGCCGCCGCCCTGAACCATTGGGGCATACAGGCCCTGCAACTGGCCTAGGAAGCCCTGCGTCTGCCCGTACTGGCTGCCAAGGTCGGAGCGTGCGCGGTCGTAGCCCTGGCCTAGCGCCGTCAGGGCGCCGGGGCCGTTCGCATCCGTGAGCGCGTTGACGGCGTTCGTATACCCGCCGTTGATCGCGTTATTGGCCTGTCCAGAGGTGGCCGCGAGCACTGCTTGGTTCTTCCGGGCGGCATTGGAAGCTGCAGCGCCGGTTAGCGCGTCAAAGATGCCCATGTCAGGGGCCTCCTGCGAGTTGGCTCAGGAGCACCATCGCGCGGCGCTTCCACTCATCGTCTCGGTCAAAATACTGCAGCCATGCGGGCGACATGGTGCCATCCGGCCGCATAATCGGCTCTGTGCTCGGAGGCCGGCGTGGCGGATAGGAAAAGTCTACAGGCAGCGCCATTACCCCCGCCTCACGATGACATCAGGCAAATCAGCCCTCTTGAATGCGAAGGACACTGGATCAGAGATCGCGAGACGCAGGCGCAAGCCTTGGTGCTTCGCCCGCCCGAGGCTCGTGACGCCGATTACCCTGGCGTACTGGCCCTGACGGCCGAGAGAGCGGGCTACCGGGACGCTGTAAGCCGCCCCGCCGTTGCCCGACCACGACACAAGCACCTTCGGGTCGGTCTCAATCGGGTCAGTGCCCTCCTCACGCCCCTGTCCGGTTGAGAAGTGCAGGCGAAGGCGTCCAAGGCGTGCCGTTGCCGGCGCCGTCGCCAGATAACCCTCCATGACGCACACAAGCGGGTCGTCGCCCTCGCGCCTAGCAGGCTCGCTGACGGCCATCAGACGGTCGGATAGGGTATCACCCACGATCCAGCGCCCGAAGGCGTTGACGCTCGTCTGAGCGCGCCAGCGAGAAAGCCCGTAGCTCTCCCGCTCGAACCATTCCCCGACGTTGACGTGATACTCCCACGTCCAGTCAGGTCCGCTGAGGCTCAGAACCGAGTTGCCCCCGAAAGTGTACACGCAGGCTGTGAGGGCGTTGCGATTGCTGACGCTAGCGATGGATCGCTCCACAGCGCGGGTTGAGATGGGCGTTGGGGTGTAGCCGTCCCATCGGCGCACCGTGCCATCGGAGGCGACCATGAACCATGCTTTGTCCCATCCGTCCTCGAAACCGGCGACGGCGTGAGATCCGAACAGGCCGGTATCGACAACCTCAGAACGGGCAAGCGGGAAGGGAGTAGATCCAACATCGTCCCAGAACTCCGTAGAGGTCGGACCAAGGGCGATGAACTGGCGCCCCTTCACGATGCCGCGCAGAAGGCCGTCCGGCTTGGCCTCAGCCTTCGCGGTGGCGAGCGTGTTGATGTCGGTGGAGTTGAGGCCCGAGGCGATGATCGTCCCGTCGCCCTTGGTGAAGTAGAACGAGCCGTTGAGAAACGACACGCTATTGACGCTGCCGAGGTCTGGGTCTGGGTAGTCGGAGACCGTCGTCCCATCCGTCGTGAAGGCGTTGCCGTCAGCCACGAACACCACGTCTGGCGTCGGCTGCCGGTTATTGCGGGCCGCCGTGATCAGATCGTCGCCCGGCAGAGCGCCAACCGTCGTGGCAGGCCCGTTCAAGCCCGTCAGGCTGACCAGGGAGCCCGACACGGCCCAATACAGGGTGTTGCCGACGAGAAGCCCGCCTCGAGGACCAGAGCCCACCACGGCGCCCGCCACAAGACCCGGCACAGCGCCGTAAACGATCTCGTCGCCGTCCTTGAAGGCGTAGGTGTTGACCAGCCGCCCCTTGCCCTCGCCAGGACGAGCGCCCGGCGTGGATGAAGTCGGAAACGGGACGCTAACCAAGGCGAGGTTCGCCGTCATAGTATGGCGACGAGTGAGCGCCGAAAGCCTCTAGATGAGCGGCGACGTAGGCTTCTTTAGCCTGCCAATGCCACTCATAGGTGCCGAGGTTGCGGCGCCTCCCCTTCACGTTGATGTAGGCCACCCATTTATCCTTTGTCGGCGACCGACAGACGCCCTTCAGCCCGCTGGTGTTGCGAGTTGGACGGCGCCTATTCGCTTGGTTCTGGGAATTCGTGGCTTCACGCAGGTTTGCGATGGCGTTGTCGGCTTTGTCGCCGTTAACGTGGTCGATGAATGCCACCGGCCACTCCCCGTGCACAAAAAGCCACGCAAGGCGATGGAGCAAATATTCGCGATCCTGAACGCGGACGCGAAGGCATCCGTTGGAGCAGGAACACCCAGCCTTTTCGTTAGGGCGGCACCGGCCTGCATGAACTCGCCAGAAAAAATCACCCGTGGCAGGCTCATATCGCAGCCTTGACATCAGATCGTCGCGGCCAAGGATTGGGCCAATGCCGACCTTGTTTTTGCGAGGCATACAAATCTCCGCTGATGGGCGGAAATTATACCATCAAAGTGGTTTGGCGACCATTAGAAGTAGAGCGCTCGCACGGGCACATCGCTATCGGAGGCGTCCACCATCTGGTGAAACGTCTCCTGCGAAGCCTCGCTCACCGCGGCAAGGGTCTGGTACTCCGCGCTCAGGCTCTCATCCGCCCCGTAGAAGGCGAGGCAGCGGGCAAGCGGGAGGAACCACGCATCCGGCACGATCGGGACGGTATCGCCCACCGTGAGGATGAAGCGCGCATCCACGATACGACGCTCAAACAGCAGTTCGACCACGGGGCCAAGGTCGCCCTTGGCCGCCGTGAAATCCTCAGGCTCGGGGGATTGGCCGGAACCAACCTCCCCCCGAGCCCGCAGAGCGCGAGCGATAAGCTCGGCTTTCGTCTTAGGCATTCTCGGCGCCCGTCACCGCAGCCTCTTCGGCCTTGGCGTCGTCAATCGCCTGCTGCTGAAGCCGAGCGCGCTGCTCAGCATCTGCATCAGCCTTGGCACGCCCGCGGCGAGCTTTCGGGAAGGTTTCCCCGTCCACCTCGTCCGGCTCGTTCTTGCTCTCGAAATGCGGATTGCCCGCAACCTTGAGTGCGAACTTGTCGTCCACCTCGGCCCACTTGCCGGTTTCCAGCGTCACGCCGTAGGCCGTCACGGTGTCGGGCTCGCCCGGCTGAGGAATGTACTTAACCTGCATCAATGCCTCCTCAGTTGGCCGGGAACGGAATGCCCTCAACCTCACGCTTGTTCGCGAAGGTGAGAACGATGGTGGCCTTGCCGGTGGTGGCACCCGTGCCGCCAACTTTCGCGTAGACCACGCGATGGCCCGCGAGCGGGATACCCGTCAGGGCGCCCGAGAGGTTGCCCTTGAAGCCGGTCGTGCCAGGGGCAACGGAGGCCGAAGCCGCGAAGCCCGAGGCGTTGTCGGTGGTGCCGATGTCTAGCGTCGGGGTCGTGCCGTTGAAGGCCGTCTCGATGTAGACATGGACGTAAAGCGGCATGGTGCCGCCTTCCATTGCGCCGATCGGCAGGCCGAGGCCGGTGGTCGCCGCCGCCATGTCGAAGGTCAGCGTGCGGCGAACGTAGCCGATGCCGGTATCCTCAGGATGCCGGACAGAGTTGGTCCAATAATCACCCATGTTCGCGGCTCCTTAGATCGAGGACGCGGCGAAGAAGCCGGTGAAGACACCGCGCTGCTTGCCGTAAACGGTGGTGTCGTTGCCGCCATAGGTCGAGCTATAGACGAGCTTCTTCATGCCCCACTTGCCGATCATGCCGAGACCTTCGACCTGGCCATAATCGTCCTTCTGCTCGCGCGAGGCGTAGCGGGACTTGACCGCCATACCGAGGGCCTCCTGACCGAGCAGGTGCACCGGGTAGACGTTCGTGCCGGCAGCGCCCGCGCCGGTCAGCACGGTCGCATCGTCCATCTCGTGAACGATCACGCCGTCCCACTCGCGATCACCGCCCGAGAACAGCTCCTCGTTCTTCTCGATGATGACCACGCCCGACTGCACGGTCTGGCCGGACTTCTTGAAGTCGCGGAACGGCAGCGGATGGGCGAAGGCGACGAAATACCGGCGGTTCTTGCGCGACTGCACCCGCAGGGGGGTGATGCGCGGAGTGGCCTGCAGCGCCAGCGTCTTCATGTTGGACAGGGCGTCCAGCGTGAAGAGGTCGTTGGTGCTGTCCACGTTGGCGAGCGCCGTCGCCATCGTGGAGGAATAGTTCGTCGTGCTGTTGCCGAAGAGCACGCGATCGGCGTTCGCCGTGACCCACGCATTGCGGTCGGCAGCGGTGGACGTGGCATAGGGAACGTCAGCGTTGGCGCCAACGTCCATGAGGCGATCGATCGCCTCCCACTTCACGTCTTCCTCAGCCCAGGTCTGCAGGGTGCTCTTGGCCGCCTTGCGGAGGTCGATGGCGGCAAGATCGCGATCCAGCTCATGCATGGACACGCCCTTCTTGCGCATCCGCCACATGATCTTGTCGCCGTACTCGCCGAGCACGTCTTCGTGACCGCGCAGGGGCTGGCGGTCGTAGATGGTCCCACGCTTGAAGTTCGTGATGAACTCGAACGTGATGCCGTTGCCGCGCTGGGAGGAGAAATCCTCCTTGACGACGATCGGGTTTGAACGACCCGCGCCCATGTAGGCCGCGAGCGGGTTTGCCTGATAGAACTCGGTGTTAAAGCTGTCGTCCCAAAGGGTAGGCGACAACGCCGAGTTAACGCGGGTTTCGGCCATAGCCGGAGCCTCCTAGGGGCGCCTCAGCGCCCGCCAAAGATTTCTGAGAGTGGCTTCGGCCCCGACGAGGCTGCCGTTCCTCCCCGCGGACCCGCAGAGCGAGCCGTGGCGAAGTTGGAGGGCATGGCCTGAGGAGCGTGAGCCGGCTGCTGTTGAGGAGCGGCCTGTTGCGGCTGGGGCTGGTGGCCCATAGCGGCGAGGCGGCGGGAAACTTCGGCCTCAATGAAGGCGTCAGGGTCGGACCCTACACGCTGCAAGGTGGCCTGCTGCTTGTGCCATTGGACGAGCGCCCCGTAAGGGTGCGGGTCGGCCATGATGCGCTGATAGTCGAACCGGGTTCCGTTCGGATTTGAGCGGACCCGCTGCTCAAGCTCGGCCTGTGCGGCTTGCACCGCCTCAGCGCCGTACTTCTCGACGGCCAGCATCTGAGAGAACCCCTCGCGCTGCGCCTGCAACTGCGTCTGCAGCGGGTCTACCGCCTGCCGAACGTTGTGCTGAAAGGCAGCGTCGGGGTCTTGGAACCAATCTGGCGGGGCTTCCTGCTTCTGCGGCTGCGAGGGCTGCCGCATGAGCCCGATCAACTGCTGGATCTGCTGCTGCTGATCGTTGAAGCGGGCTTCCAGGGTCGTGTACTTCTCCCGGTAGCCCTTGGCCTCCTCTCGCACCGCATGGAGGGCCGAGTGCGGCACCCATCCGTTACGCTCGGAACCCTGTTCTCCCCCTTCAGGCTGTGGCTGCCCCTCGCCTTCGTTCGGCTGCTGCTGCCCACCGGCAAAGCGTCCGCCCTCGTCGCGAGGCTGCCCACCCTCGGGCAAAGCCTGTCCTTCGTCGGCAACGCGCGCGTCAGCGCCCGCGCCGGACAGTTCGTCCAGATCGGTCATGGTGGTTCCTGTTCGTCAGGTTAAAAGCCCGATGCGCCCGGCTTCAGCGTTGGCCCGTTATGGTCGGCCTCACCGTTCAAGCCCGTTGCTTTCGCCCCCGGCTTCGGGATCTCGTTAGGTCGGCGTGTCCTCGCCCGCCATGCAGGCAATCACGCAACCAGCGGCAGAGCCGCCGAACACATCAAACCCCGCCACGGAGGCCAAGAGGTTGATGGCCGGCAACACCTGTTGCCGCTGCCCTCGGATCGTAACGCCCGTCCATTGCCCGGCCGCGTCCTGCGTCCACGAGCCTTTGACGGGAAAGGCGTAGACCGGCCGCCCTCCGTCATCCTCCCATTGGCACCAGATGCCGGGCCGAGTGGCGAAAGGTCGATCAAACTTCCAGACCGCGGAGCCGTTCGCGCCAAGCGTCACGCGCGCCCGCCGAGCGCGAACCTCGTGCGTGTGATCCTCAAGAGCATACCGCGTCGTTTCCGTACCCGTGACGCTCTTGGTCCCCGCCGCGGCCGGCAGCGTCGTTGCGGGCTTCGGCATGATCGCTTGTGCAGCCGCCTCTGCCGCCGCCTGCGCCTCGCTCACAATGCTACGGGGAACGCCGCCCGGTCCCGCCATGTCAGAACGCCATCACCGAGACTGAGCCCCCCTGGGATGCCGCCGCAACGAAAATGGGGCCTGTCATCTTGCCCGCCTCGTCAAAGGTGAAACTCTCACCCACCGGCAGCGGGTGGCCCGTGCCGTAAGCAGCGCCCTTGACCATAACGAGTTCGCAGGCGACCGCACCCACGTTGCGGATCACACGCCGAGCCGTCGTTGGTCCCGACACCAGCACGCCCGTCGTGCCGATCTCATCGGTTTTCTGCACGTCATAGGACGAAGGCATGGCCTACCCAGCGAACGGGATAACGTTGCCGTTGAGTTGCGGCGGCTGGCTGACGGCCTGGAACACGTCCACTTGGCTGCCGACCGCCTCACGGGCTGCTTGGGCCTGCCTGTAAGCGGCATTGGCCGCCTTCTGCGCGGTGTCGGCCTGCTTGTTCTCCATCTCAAGCTGCACAGCCGCTTGCTGCATCGGATCGGGCGGCGGGGGCTGCCGGCTCTCTCTAGCCTGCTGCACCATCCGAAGCGCCTCGCCCTTGTTGCGCAGGTTCGACATGGTGATCCACGCCTCAGCCGGAAGCTGCTGCAGCTCGGGGCTGATCTTGGCGAGTTCCACCATGCCCTGGAACTGCTCGCCTTCGAGCGTCCCAACGTGCGGGGCATCGTCGATGATGATGTCCACGTCGAGATCGGCCACCGAGTTCTGAAGCACGACCTGACCCGTCATTGGGTCCATCGTCGGCTGATTGAGCCCGACCCAACGAAGGTTGCGCTGATCGTCCGTGACGCGGACCCACTCCTCGGCCGTCCAGAACTGACGGATGCGGCGCCAAACCTTCCGGTACACCTCGTGGTCCATGTCGCGCAGGATGTCGAACAACCCTTGCGCCTCGATGCTGCCGCCCTGCTGCTGAGCGAGGATCGACCGGCCTGATGCGGACGAGGCGCCCTTGCCCTGCATCGCAGCGTTCGGGCCAAGCACCGTCATGTCGGCAAGTGCCACGTTCAGCATCTCAAGGTTGCCGGACGTGATGTCGTTGGTGGGCACGACGCCGAAATGCTTCCCGAACTCCTTGCCGGGGCGCATGCTGATATGGCCGTCCGGCTTGGCGAGTTCCTGGCGCATTTGCCGGGTCGTCATGTTGCCGAGAGAGCCTTCCTCGCCGAACGTCTGCCGGGAGTTGATCGCGTGCAGCGCCTTGCTGGCCCGCTTGTTGATCTCGTCCTGAGTGTCGATCATCCCCCGGATTTCGCCGTAAGGGTTGTTCGACCGATCGCGGTAGGCCACGCGCCACGCGAAGCCATGCTCAGGCTGCCCGTCGTCGCCCAGCCACGGCGAGGGACCGGCGTTCAGGATGCCGCCGCCCGTGAACTCACAGAACGACCATACGCCGTCCGCATCGCGGTAATACATCTGCACGACGCGGACGCGATCGCGCTTGCCGCTGCGCCACGTCCACTCGCGGGGCTTGTCGTCGTAGGTGCCGCCGATCTCGCCCGTCAGCACGGTCTCATCGAAGACCTTGCCGGCGTCGTCGCCGTACTGCCTGACGGCCTCCTGTCGATCCATCCAGCGGATCAGGCCCAGATACTCAGCGTCCGAGAAGTCTTGGGCTGCCGAGTGAGGGTCCCAGAACATTCGGTCCCAAGGTGTGCGCTCCACGACGATGCGAGGATTGCGCTCGGGCACGATCTGCCGAACCTGAACCTCGACGCCGCCCCAGCCCGCGTTGGTCACGTCCTTGAAGGCTGCCGAGCGGACCTGATCGAACCGGGCTTGGTCGCACACGAAGCGCAGAGCGTCGGTCGCCGAGTTGGCGTCCTCCTCATGCTGCGGCGTGCGAGGCAGGGCGCGCGGGTCGGTCCGCATACTCTGCTCAAGGCCGAGCAGGTAGTTGACCTTGGCGCGGATCTTGTTGCGGACGATCGGAGGTTGCCCGCGCTTCTTGAGTTCGCGAACCTCCTCCTCGGTCAGTTGCTTGTGGTCGTAATAGTCGATGTCCCGCTCAGCGGCCTCGCGCGTGTAGCGGCTCGCATCCTCGGAGGCGCGGAACTTCTCAACGAGATCGGCGTGCAGGTTGCCCCAATCGGTGGGCTTCGGGTCGCTCACGAAGCCGCCACCGATGGAAGCCGCCAAGGGCTCTACGGACACGGCTAGAGAGCCCGTTGCCGCTACCGGAACGGTCTGAGGCGCGGGCGTGTAGGCCATTAGGCGTCAATCGGCCTTTCTTGGATCTCAATCTCGCCTGGCGCCTCGGCCGCCTTAAGCAGGGCTAGCGCCTTCTCGGCCGCGTTGCTGTCGGCATAGACGCCAAGCACGCGCCACTCGTGGGCATAGTGAGGGTCCTGCATCAGAAGCCAGACGGTCATGCTGCCTTCCAGTTCGTGACGCCCATGTCGTCGTCCTCGTCCTCGCCGTAGTCGCGGCGGCGGCGCTTGGCTTCCTCGGCCTGCGCCCGCGTCGGGGGCTGGATCTGGTCCAGCAACTGCCCAACGAGGCCCAGAGCGTCCACCTGATCATCGTGGACGCCGGCCGGAAAGCGCATCAGCTCGGACACGAAGTCAGACCGCCAAGGCGCCTGCGCGGGGACGTAAAGCCCGCCCATCGACATGCGGGCTCGGATGGACTGTGCCCGAACGCTCTTGTCATGCCGGGACGGGAACTGATGCCGCGTCGTGTAGGCTCGGCGCTCAATCGCGCGTTGCTCAAGGTAAGGCCCGAGCGCCGCGCGGATCTGCCCGCCTTCTTCCGCCCAATCGTAGGGCTGCCACTTCACGACGAGATCGCACCAAGCCTCAATCCAGCCCGAGCTATCCGTCTGCCCCCGCCAGAGATCCAGGACGTAGAGCCGCCCGTCGTAGTCGATGCCGATAACGATATGGACGGTGTAGTCGCCGCCGTCCTTCGTCACCGCGTAATCGCTGGCGCCGTAGACGCGGAGATCGTCGCGGGGCGGGAGGCTTACCGCCGGCTTGATCCAATCCCGCTCGAAATAGGCGCCGCTGTCTGGCGTCGGCTGCTGCTGATAGAGCGCCGACCAAGACCGAGCGTCGGTGTTGGCCTTCTTCTCCCGCAGGCGGTCCGCGTAACCGTACTCGCCTTCCCAAAGCCATTCGCCGGGCTGCCGGCCGAGAGGGTCGCCGGGCAATGCCTCGGCGGCAATTGAGATCACCTCCCAATCGCTTTCGCGCTCAAGGAGACGCCCCGCTAAGTCATCCTCGTGCCAGCGCGTCATCACGAGCGCCTGACGCCCGCCCGGCACCAAGCGGGTGTCCAGATCATCGTTGTACCAATCCCAGACCCGATCGCGGATGAGTTTGCTGTCCGCGTCCTGCCGGGATCGAAAGGGGTCGTCTATCAGCGAGAGCGCCGAGCGGAAGCCTGCGATACCGACGCCGACGCCGGCCGCTAGATACTCGCGCCCCGTCGTCGTCTCCCACCGACCGGCCGCCGAACTCTCGGCCGAGATGCCGTAGCCGAGGAACGTGCTGTGATCCGTGACCAGCCCGCGGACCTTGCGACCGAACCGCTCGGCGAGTTCGGAGCTATGCGAGGCCGCGATCACGTTGCCCGTGCCAGACTGCGCGAGATGCCAAGCCGGGAACAGGATGCTGGTGTACGTGCTCTTTGCCGAGCCGGGAGGCATGAACACCATCAACTTGCGGATTTCGCCGCGTGAAAGGCGCTCAAGCTGCTTTACGAGGATCTTGTGATGCGGCGCAGGCACATAGCCAGCCTGCCGGCAAAACTCAGTGAAACTCCGACGCTTCGCGCGAAGGCTTGCCTCCGCTTCCAGCCTGCCCCTCAGCGTCTCCCGATCGGCCAATGGCATCGAGGAGATCAGAGAGGAGAGCGTCGCTAATGTCGGAGAGGCCCCGACCGTCAAACTTAACCTCCTTGGGCATCAGGGATGCGATGACACGCACGTACTGCGCAGGCTCCTCAATGCGAACCCGCTCAATCGTCTCGGCGCCGTGCTGCTGGAAACTCTCGTGAAGCGCCTCAATGAACGCTTCGCCCAGCTTGTTACGCGACCCCTTCGGCCTACCGGGGCCGCCAGGATTGCCGGGCTGAAATGGTTTAAGACCGCTCGTTTTGGACACGTTACTAAACCCGCAACGCCCGATATGCCTCAACAGCCGCGCGGAACTCCGCAACGCTTCCGTGATACTGCGCCCAATCAGCGTCCGTGTAGGCGCCGAACTGATCCTGCCACTCGCGAAACCCTTCCTCGCCGATCCACGGGCAAGGCGGGCCGAACTGCGGCTTGGCGAGGAGGATAGCTTTCCCCATCGTCGTTACGCAGTGTCTTTCGGCTTGCCATTGATGCGGTGATAGGCTTGTGGGCCACACAACTCCTCAGCAATCGGGAGATGCGCCCGAGACTGGCCGTAATGGCTGCCGAGGGAGTTGAGGCCATTGCGGCCGTAGGCGCCATTAGCGCGAAGGGCTTCAGCCTTCCTCGCCTCTGCGGCTTCGATCTCTTCTCGAAAGGCTGCGCGCAAGGCGTCAAGATCGGCAATGGTGAACGAACGCTGTGCGCTGTCCCATTCGCGCTGTTGGTCCTCGCTGAACCAAGGGAACGCGCTTGCCATCGATTTGATCTCTTCTCGGATGATGGAGCGGAGGCGATCGTCGCTAGAAGGCTGCCGAAGGCCAAGGCTCTCGGAAAGCCTGTGCTCAACCTCAGAACTCAGCGTGCGTCCGTTGGCCTCTGCTGAAGCGTCAAGCGCCTCACGAATGCGGGGCAAAATCTTGAGGTTGAGGACACGGCGGGTTTCTTCGGCCGCCCTTGATCTCCGGCGCATCAGATCCTCCCGAGAATGAGCAGGATCACTAGCACGACGACGAGCAGGCCACCGAGACCCCATCCACCAGCCCGATACGGATAGGTGCCGTCTCCAGGTCCGTAGAAGCCTCCACCGAAGCCGAGGAGGATCAGAACCAGCAGAATGATGAGGATCGCGCTCACTGCTTCGGCTCCTGTCCCATCACGGCCAACACGCTCTCATGCTGGCTGGGATCGCTAGGTGCTTCCATGCCGGCATCATGTCGGATCTGAGCCTCTATGAGCCTGCGGACATGCTCTGCGGCTGAGATGCCGTGAGTGCGGGCCCGCTCCATCAGGGCGATGGCTACGTCCTCAGGGAGGCGGATGGTTGTCGGAGTGAGCCGAGCCATGATGCTATTCCGCAGCCATTAGAAGAGGCATCTGCGCGTCAGCGATGCGCTTCTCCGCAATGGCGAAATAGCCCTCGTCTCGCTCGATGCCGATGAAGCTGAAGCCTTCCAGGGCAGCGGCCTTTCCGGTCGAGCCGGACCCCATGAACGGGTCCAGCACTGTGCCGCCGGGCGGGGTGATCAGTCGGCAGAGGTAGCGCATCAACTCAGTCGGCTTCACGGTCGGGTGCGTGTTGCCCTCGCCGCGGTCGGCCTTGCTCGCTTTCGCGCTGTAGAAGAAGCGAGAGGCGGTGCCAGAGCCGCCAAATCCGACATCCTCTCGGGTCATGCCTGCAGAGCCGCCATAGATCCCGCGGCTGCCGAACTTCTGGCCGCCACCATTGCGCTGAACGGCAACGCCATCCTTCGACGTGCCGAACGCCGCGAACGCCGCCTCGACCTCCTCCGAGCCGTCGTGGATGAGGTTGGCGGGCCAGCGGCCGAGGTTGGACGGGCGCGCATTTGCGACCGTGCCCGTTCTGTATTGCTCGCGGCTGCGATCACCTGCGTGGCGCTCAAAGGTAACTACCTCGTCGCCATCAGCCGCAGTGATCCGACACCCGTCGATGTTCAGCGCCCCCGTGCCGTGCGCGAGCACGCTCTGCGCGATCGTGCCCTGGAGGGGTTTCCTCGCCAGCGTGACGGGCTCCAATGCGGGTTTTAGGCCGGTCCCGAACCCTTCGAACTCTTGTTTGAGTTTGCCACACCGCGGGCACGCGCCACGTCCGTGTAGTGCTCCTCCATCCAGTGCGTCAGATGGTCGGCATACACCTTCAGGTTCTCCTGTCGGTTGTCCGACCGATCCCGGTTGATGTGATGCACTTCCTCGCCCGACCTCAGCGGCCGGCCCAGCATCTGCTCCGCGACCAAGATGTGCTCCAGCACGTACCCGTTCGCGCGTGCCCTCGGGTGCGCCGGGTTGCGGATCATCCGATAGCCCTTCTCGGGCTCGATGTAGCTGCCGCCCCGCCAAGCCGGATTGTTCTCCCCCGCAAGGTTGGGGTTCGGGCCGCGCGTCCCGAAATTCGGGTGCGCCGCATTCCGACAGGCCCGAGAGCAGAACTTCCCCGCGTTTGCCTTCAACGTCGATGGGCGCCGGTACATCGGCGTCTCGCACCTGTCGCAGGTCACATTCGGGTAGCGCCGGGGCTTCGTCATGGCTACATGGTACTGCCTTCCCCCCTCCCGCGCAATCGCACATCGGAGCGCGGCGCAGATTGAAGGACTTGCTAAACCCTACGCCGTAGAGCCAAGCGACCATGTCCCGGATCTCGAAGCCGGCATCCTCGATGGCGACCGTGAGGCGGTGATGCATCCGTGTGCCGCCGAACGCGAGCAAATGCCCGCCCGGCTTCAGAACCCGCAGCACCTCGGCCCAGAAATCAGCCTGGAACGCGATCCCTTCCGGCCCGTCCCAGACCTTGCCCATGAAGTTGATGCCATAGGGCGGGTCGGTCACGACGGCATCAACACTGCGTGAGGCAAGCGTCGGCATCAGGGCGAGGCAATCGCCCTTGAGCAGACGCAGAATGGGCAAGAAGCCTCCGAATAGCAAAAGGGCCGGCAACCCTTCGGTCCCGACCCTCGCGGCGCAATACGCGCGCCTAGCAATTCCGCACATTTTGCACATCGTTCAAGGTGTGTCAAGCGGGCTTTCGGCGGCGGGGCATTTCATACACTGGCGTCCGCGCCGCGTGCGGCATCATTTCGGGAGGGCATACGCACATTCCGTCGTCAGTCGGCTGCGGTACGCTGCTCGCCGCCTTGCGAGGCAAACTGTAATGTTGACGGACAATGAACTCCAACTGAGAACCAATGCTCCGACAATTCGCCTCCGCGTCATCCGCGATGCGGTCGTAAAGCTCAGCAGCGAAACGAACGCCCATCGCTTTATCCTTCCGTGAACTCATCCTCACCTCCACATGCGCGAGAGCGCGTTAAGACCTTCCTTGAGGCTGCCGATCTGTGACGGCAAGCGTATGTCCTCGTCCAGCAGGCAGACGATGGTCAGCATGCGCGACGCCTCTCCGGGCTCTGCCGCGTGGCTGAGGGCGTGCTTGGCGCCGGCCATGTCCTCGCGGATGCGGGCGATGTCGTGATCGTCCGGCCCATCGTCGCAGGCCAGTCCCGCTGCGCGGTTCAGGTCAATGCCCTGGATACGCGGACTGCTGCTGAGTACGAGGCGGGCATACCGGGTCGCCACCATCGTGTACCGGATGCCGATCGCGTGCTGGTCGCGGTCAATCAGCTTCCGCCGGTAGAGGCGGCCGAGGGATGAGCCCAGCAGAGGGTCTTCCGGCTTGCTCTGTCCGCGCCTGTGAGGCTGATTGAGGGCGATGGCGACGACATCGGCCGTTCGTTCTTTGCGGGGCTCGCGCTGATAGTCGCCGTGCGGCTCACGATGCCGGGGACTGATCGCGTGGCGATCCCTTTTGAGACGCTTGCGGGCAGTGGCCATTAGTCCCCCGGCTTGGTTGAAGTGCGCTCAATGGTGCGGCCGCAAGTCGTGCAGACATCGCGGACATACGTACGACGAACCCAATCACGCGGGTCTAAGTGGCTGGCTTTCGTCAGCGACGGGGGGAAAATCGGCTCGCTCTCGTCGTAACGAGGCTCAAAGCGACAGTGCCGAACCCACGCGTCCCGCATTGGGCACTCGTCAGCCATCAGCCCTTCCTCTTCTCTGTGACGTGGAGACGGTAGAGGGGGCGGTATTGCCAAAACCAAATGCAGTCTCCGAAGCCGCCGCAATGGAACTCGCCCTTACGCTCAACTGTCTCAAGCCAGATTGTCTCGCCGTCTAAGCTGACGGGCCGCCAAGCGAACCAGCGATGCCAGTTCGTCAGGCGCTCGTACCGGCGCTCAAGCCAAGCGTGCGAAATGCGCATGGTCAGCACTCTCTCGGCTTCTCAGAGACGGGGGTCATGCGGCCTCCTCAAGCTCAGAGGCGCAGGTCAGGCCGCACTCGGCGTCAAACTCGTCGTCGGGATCGTCAAAGAGGGTCGGAGAGGCGGCGACATGCGCGGCCATCTCAGCGTACGAGCGCGCCCGCTCAAAACGCTTCCCACCGGCCTCCTGCTTCATCCACCAATGGGCCCGGCTGGGGTCATCTCGGATGATGGCCTCTAGGCTGCCGCGCGACTTGAGGAAGCAGAGATCACAGTTCCCCTCATGCCCTTTGAGGGCAAGATCGAACGGTTGGGCCGCCCAAAACTCCATCACATCGCGCTTCGTCACTTTCGCCTTCGCGAGGGGCATGGCCGATTTCCATCGGTGACCGGACTTCTCATTCTCGGCGAGTTTCTTCAAAACCCGCATGCCCTCGTCGTGCCGCAGCCCGATCACGTTCGCCCACCGCTCCCAGCCGAGCGACCGGCAGAACGCCTTTATGGGTTCCACCTTCAACTCACGGCTACAGAAGCGTTGCAGCGGGTTCGGCAGTCGTCCACGCAGCGCAATCAAGCCCTCAAATGGTTCGCCATTACGCGCAGCCGACCGATAGCCGACAACCTCAAATCGCTGCGGCATGGGCCGCCACTCAATCCACGCGATCTCGACACCCCAGCGCACGCCGCAATCGCGCACAAATCGCAACGTCTCCTCGCGCTCCTGCCCCGTGTTGGCGAAAGCCACAACCACGTCATCCGGCAACCGGCCGTCATGCGCGCTCAGGATCTGATGCAGCATGTAGCCGGACGTTCTGCCGCCCGAGAACGAGATCAGCGCCGGCCCCTGGATGAAATACGGGTTCATGCGCTCTCCCTCTCCGCACGGGCTGATGGCTGACGACTGGCCCAGATCGCTAACCATTCGGAAATCGCCGTGGCGTCGTCCGCGTCGAATTCCATGTAGAAGGCAAGGTCATTTCCGCGGACGACAGCGAGATAAGCCCAATCTCCTTCCTCTCCGATCTCTACACGCTCGTCGCCGTGAGTGAATATGAGGACTTCATCGGGCATCATGCGGCGTTCCTTTCCGCTTCCCGGTCATTCAAATCGGCAATCGCTTTCGCAAGGCGCTCTGTCTTAGCCTCACGCAACAGCCGCTCATTCTCAGGCTCACCGTTGCGCATTTCGGCTATCAGCTTGGCGACTGCGGCCACGTTCGCGGCTCGCTCGTCGGCCGTGGTGTCCCGGTCAACGATCTCGGCATCGAGGATCTGGCTGAGGCGGTGCAACTCCGTCTCGATGTCCAGCGTGCCGAGCTTCGCTTCCGCGCGGATCTGCGGCGCGGTCGGTGCCTTATCGGCCTCCCAGCGAACCTGCTGCTTCCCCTTGATGAACCGGCTCGCCGCCGCATTCACTGCCCAGGTCGGGCAATCGTCCAGCGCCCGACACACGAGGCTAGCGTGCTGCTTGGCGCTCTCGGGGCTGATCCCATACGTCGGGAATGCGCTCAGAAGGGCCGTGACGGTCGGCAGCAACGTTTCGGGGCTCGGTGTCAGGCAATCAATCAGATGCCGCCTACGGGCCTCCAATGCGTCGCGTTCAGCATCCGAAGGAGCGATGCCAGCGCTGATCAGCTTATGGCCGGGACGGTCGCCGTCCTCTAGCCGGTTCTGAAACTTGCTGACGAGATCCAGCAGCGGCCTAGTGGCGGGAACCGGCGACGAGCCGGGGGCGGAAGCCGTTTGCGTCAGGGTTCCCATAAAGATCCTCCAGGGCTTCGCGAGTGAGGTCGTGGTACGGGTTGGCGCGGCCTTGCCGGGCAGGAGGCGGCGAAGCGCGCGGGCGGCGACGGCCCACCTCGCGGAGGCGGTTGCGAAGCGTCCGCGGCCAATCCAGCTTCCGGGCTTTCTGACCGCCCTCGGACATCCAGAAATCGCAGAACTCAGCCAGCGCCTCGTCGGCCTCTTGCTCGCCGAGGCCCATCTCGGCGCACACGGCGCGAGCCTCTGGGCTCTGCGCGAAGTCTGCCGGGATGCGGCGGGCCCTCGCCGTGTCGGCTGGCTTCTCAGCCGCGGCAGGGCTTCCGTCAGCCCCCTCGTCACCGGCCCCTTCAGGGGCTGTCGATCCGCTAGGATCGACTGGGGTATCTTCTATCTTGTTAGGGATAGGGATAGGGATAGGGATAGGTGCTTTCGTTTTGCTATCCTGCTGCGAACCGGCTAGGTTCTCGGCATCGTTGTTTTCCAACGACTTAGGCCGCCCACCACGCTTGCCATTCTCGCGCCTGACTTCAGCAAGTTTGCTGACGTGAGCGCGCTCTTTGCTCAACCGCTTCTGCGTCCAGAACCCTCCCTCAAGGGTCCAGAACTCCATCACAACCGGCTTGATGCGGAGCCATGTGCGGCGGTCGAGGCGAGCCCAGCGGGCAAGTTTGTCGTCGTTGTCAGCAAGGCGGCACTCCGGCGAGCGCCACGCCACCATCATCAGCATGAGGTAAGCGCCCGTTTCCTGCGCGGAGAGGTGCCCCGTGTCCGCGATGAACGCGTCGGTAAACAGCGGCAGGTGCGGAAATGCGCTCATTTGCGCTCCAGCTTCTGATAGCGGGCGATGATCGCGCGGCGGGGGATCGCGCCGAACGTGTCGAACTCAGCGAGCGCGGCGGCGCGGCCGGCAGGGTCCGCAATCCGGCCGAGATGAGCGCGCAGGCGCCAGCCCTCGGGAGCCGTCTCGCAAGCCTGAGCGAGCCACTTGCTGCGCTTGGCGCGAAGCTCAGCGCTGATGCCCTCAGCGAACGGACCTAAGCCGCGGAGATCCGGGCCGCTCATGCCGACACCTCTTGCTCTGCGAGAGAGGCGAGGATGGCGTGACCGATCATCTCGGGGATTTGCGGGACGACTGAGTTCCCGCAGCCTTTAAGTCGGTGTGCCCAATCGGAAACCCCATCAACCACTCGGTCAAAGTTGGGTTGATCCATCCCTTGCGCAGAAACTTGAGCGAGAACGGGTGCCACTTGAGGGAAGTGCCGATTTTGGCGCCAGATTTTCGCGTTCCGCCGGCGAGCTTCCGCCGCATCGCGTCGTGTTGGAAAGCTGAATGCCCCAGCGAAGCGTCTGGAGTGGGCAACGATCCAGACCCGATCTCTCGAATGCGGGGCACCAACGGCATCCGCCGTGATGCAATCCCATTCCGCATCGTACCCGAGCGAGGCCAAGTCTCCGAGAACTCGGCCCATTCCGCAACTAAGCAGCGCTGAGACGTTCTCCACGATAATGAAGTTGGGTCGAAGCTCGCCAGAAAGTCGGACGATCTCAGACCATAGACCGCTGCGTTCACCGCCAATGCCGACGTGCTTGCCAGCCGTGCTGATGTCCTGACAGGGGAAGCCGCCGCAGATGACATCCACGGCAATTCCATCTGCGCGGAGACGGTCTGCGGTAAGGGTGCGCACGTCATCGTAGCAAGGAACCTCAGGCCAGGGCTTTGCCAGCACGCGACGGGGAAAGGGTTCGATCTCGCAGAAGGCGACCGTCTTGAAGCCGCCCGTGCGCTCGAGGCCGAGCGAGAAGCCGCCAATTCCTGAAAACAAGTCGAGGACGCGTAGCGGGGTCATGCCGCCACCTTCCTGACCGCCGGAACCGGCTGCGTCGGCAGAGCGAGGACAAAGCAGCCCTCACGGTCAGAGACCCACTGGATCTCAACCCGCTGGCAATCGCTGTCGTCACGGACGGCGCCGACGCGGACAAGCAGATCGCAGATCGGCTTCAGAAGCCCATCAATGTCCCGCTTCCGGTTGTCGGGCTTGCCGACCTTGATCGTGAGAGCGTAGGGGCCTTCAAGGCGCCGGCCGTCCTGGCAGGCGATCTGAACAAGCCACTCGTTCTCAGCGATCCATGCCTTGTAGCGGGGCATTTTCACGCGACCGACGCGGGGCACGTTCCGGTACAGGTTGTTGACCGGCGGCGGCAGGGTGCAGGTGAAGCTAATCACGGCTCGCCTCCACCCACCACCGGCGCAGTCTCTCCCGCTGCCTGTCGAAGAAGAGCACGAGCCTTCGCCACAGAATTGCGGCGAGCCCCGGCGACTTCCTCGGTAACTTTGGTGTCATGGGCGAGCTTCCTAAGCTGGCGTTGGCGCTCGACTTCGTAGGCGTTGGATATTGACGTGAGCACGTCCGCCCAAATGCGCTTGGGCGCGCGATAGCGCAGCGACCAAAGTTGGCCGTACTCTATGCCGTGACGGCGCGCGATGCGCCGCATGGCGTTATCGGTGTCGCCGGGCCCTCGGGTTTCCCAGCGCAGAAGGTCGCCGCACAGGCTCTTGGCCTGCAGCACTTCAGCCGTGACCATTTGCAGATCCCGCAAACAGGTTTTGCACATCGGCAGATCCGTCCGTGTGAGGAATGAACTCACACGGGCAGGAGGCCGAGACGTGAACAGGAAGGGGGACGCGACTTACAACCGTAGACCGGGCGATCCGGTGTTCTTTGACGACGAGTACGTTGACGCCCTTCGGCAGGAGGGCAGGCGGTGGAGACCCGGCAAGGTCCACAACCGCCCTGATGTGACGGAGCGCGGCGGCGGCAACCGCCCGCCCGTACAACTGGAACTGTTCAGTGAAGTGGATCATCGGCCGACCTTCGGCCAATCTGCAGACCAAAGGCGCGCGGTCATCTCGCGAGGATCGGCAACCTCTTCCAGTCCGAGGGCCGCGATCACGCGACCAACGCGCACGTAACCGTGGCGAACCGTGGAATGGTCGAAGCCGCCGAGCCGCTTCCCGATCTTCTCGAAGGACAAACCCGTTTCGCGGCGGGCCAGCCAGAACAGGATATGCCTAGCCCTAGCAAGATCCCATTCGGAGCGACCACCCTGGCTCTGCTCCTCAGCGCGGATCTCAAGAGGCATCAGGCCGACAACCCGGCACACCCTCGCGGTCAGCTTGCTTACGTCGCCGCGGAAGTCGTCTCGGTAACGGGGGCGACCATTGACGAGGCTGTAAACGGCGTTCTGCGAGCACTTCAGTTCGTCGGAGATGCACTTGTACGTCCAGCCCTCACGGCGCCACTGCAGGATCTGCTCTTTCGGCAATCGAGTGGCCTTGCCACCCCGCAGCCAGCCGCCGCGGGGCGGCGGGATGTCGTGAACGTGATCGTGGACCGTGCAGAGGCCGCACCGGAATTTCCGGGCAAGCTCACGCTGCGAAATGCCTTTCGCCCGCAGGCGCCGCATCTCCTTGACCTGAGAGGCGAGCATGGAGCCATCAGGGGCGCGGTCCCAAGGCTGAGCTGGGCGCTTACCCTTCGGCTTCGCGGTGACAAGTTCGCGGTTGACGATCGGCGTGGCGGGCCGGACGTGCGCAAAGCTGGGACGGCTGGTGAGGAAAGGGATGTACCCGGACATCAGGCAGCCGCCTCCGTCTCATTGCTGAGGACGGGGGCAGATGGCGGCGAAACGAAGAACCATTCGTCCCGCCACTTGATGCGGCGCCTGCGAGCCTCCGCACGGATGCGCGCAAGTTCGTCGCGGGACGGCTCGAGAGAGCCCCGCTCCCATTTGGAAACGGTCGATTGGCCGACGCCGGCAATCGCTGCCATCTGCGTCTGCGTGATCTTCAGCACTTGGCTGCGGATGAAGAGAAGCGGCGTCATGAACCTATTCGTAGTCGAATAGGCATGAGCATGTCAATGGCTCATTCGTTTTCGAATTTGCATTCTCGCGGCTACGGTTGCGACATGCACCGCATGGACGTGAAAGAGATCATGAGAGCCCTCCTGGCAGCGCCTGCCACCGGAGGCCGCAAGCCCACGCAAGCGGAAGTTGCAGAGCTTCTAGGCGTGAGCCAGTCCACTGTATCCAAGTGGGCCACCGGCCGGGGCGTCCCCGAGTTCGAGCAGGCGCAGGTGCTGCGTAGGGTCGCGATCGAACGAGGAATTTTAACGGAGGTCACACACGGCCTTGCCACAAACCGTACGGTCGCTATCGTAGGTTGTGTTGGCCTTGGCGAAGAGGTCGAGTGGTTTTCGCAGGGGGATGGCGTGTCCCTGGAACTCGTCGAGCTTCCCTTTCCCGTACCCGAAGGGTGCTTCGCACTAGAGGCTCGCGGAAATTCTATGCACCCCCGCGTGAAAGACGGCGAGGTTATCGTTGCCCGGCAGAACGGCCATACGGTTGAGGACCTAGTAGGCCAGGAGGTCGTGCTGAGGGTGAAGGACGGCCCCTATTTATTCAAGACGCTTCGGCGCGGGATCGGCGCCGGCCGGTACACCCTTGAGAGCTTCAACGCCCCCTCGCGCGAGAACGTCGAGGTAGAGTGGGTCGCCGAGCTTTGGGCGATTGTCCCCAACCGGCGGTGGGTCAAGGTAGGATAACGTCAGGCATAATCGCCATTCGAAAGCGAATAATTGCGCTTGACGGCATATTCCTAGTCGCATAAGAATGGCGGTGTCCACGGAGACACCGCCCCATGTCCATTCGCCCCATCGCCCTGATTGAGGAAGCGCAGAACGCCCGCGTTTCGTCGTTCGCCTCCTTCTCCGACCCTGTTCCTGGAAGTGCCCGGCATTCGGCTGGGGTTGAGCGCCATCTGCGCAAGTTCCGGCCGCTGACGGAGCGCCTTTACGAGGCGACTGGCGACTTGAACCTCGTCGTTGCCGGCCTCGCGGATCGCCAGTTCCTCAGCAATGGCGACATCGCGATCAAGAAGGCTTTCGCTGACTTTCAGTCGCATCTCGTCCTTCTTATGGAAGCCTACTGCGAGGCGACCCGCAGCGACGAGTTCACCAGCAATCCCGCCGACGCGAGCGACATCGAGGACATGCGCCTCGCCATGCTCGACACGTTCGAGGCCATTCGGGAGGGCCGCGCGTCGTGAGGCAGCAGGATCTCCCTCCCTATCGCATTCCTTCCGATGGTCGCAGGGCCATCGTCACGGAAGGCGGGCTGACTGTCGCGACCTTCACCCGGCATGCCGGCGGGACCGACATGCGATCGGCTGAAGACGCGGAGGCGGTCGGCGCCTTCCTCGTCAGAGCCAGCAATGCGCATCGCGACCTCTGCCGAGCGCTGAGCAATTGCCGGGCTCAATTGGCCCTCGTCTCTCAGCTTCTCGCATCGTCCGACAAGAAGCCGAGCGGCGAGCTTCACGCCGAGACGATTGCCATTCTCGAAACCTCTCAGGCCGCCATCGCCAAAGCGGAGCAGCAGCCATGATAGCCTCAGCCTTCATCCTCATGGCCGTCGTCATGGCCGTCTTCGTCGCCCTCTACCTCGTCGTGGTGTCTAAGGACTTCGCGGCGCAGACCGAGGCGGCTCTTTACGACCCGCTCGCTCCCGAGCCTGAGATTGACCAAACGGCTCTCTCGATCTCGGCAGGCGTGCTGATCGCGGCCTTCATCATCGGCTCCTCGCCGCTCTGGCTGGGGCTGTGACCATGAACACGCCACTCAGACATGACGTGCTCATCGGGCAGGCCGTCCTAGACGAGATCCGAGCCGCTGGGATTGACGAGGACGACGCGGATTTCGCCGCCCTTGTCGATGCCGAGTGCGACACGCTGGAACGCCTGCGCCGCATCATCCGCTTTGCGCGCCACACGGAAGCGCAGAGCAAGGCTCTCGGCGAGATCCAGGCCGAGATGCGGGAGCGCAAATGGCGCCTCGACAAGAAGGCCGGGGACCTTCGGGCCGCCGCGCTGTGGGCTCTCGGCGAACTCGGCATGAAGAAGCTTGAGGCTCCCGACTTCACCGCCAGCGTTAGCGAGAGCCGGCCCAAGGTCGTCATCACCGACGAGGCTGCGATCCCCGATCAGTTCTGCCGGATCAAGCGCGAGCCCGACAAGACAGCCCTTCTGGCAGCCCTGCTGCGTGATGAGGTGCCGGGCGCCGATCTCGGTAACGGCGCTCCATCCCTGACTGTGAGGACGCGATGAGCGCCGACCAGACCATCCGTGACGTACTTAAACGCTATGACGTGCCTTACGAGGGCAACGTCTGGCAGGTTCAGAGCGCGCGGGTCATCAAACACGCTGCGCTTGAGCAGGTAGCTGCCAGCGCAGGCATCCGCTTCGACCTTCCGACCATCCTGCGCAATGAGCGCGACGAGGCGGTCATGCTGGTCGCCGGCACGCTCGGCGATGTCCGCGAGTGGTCTATCGGCGAGGCGCTGGTCAACGTCAATTATCGGGTTTCCGGCAAGCAGGCCGCCTACGTCTACGCGATGGCCGAGAAGCGAGCGAAGGATCGAGTGATCCTGAAACTCGTGCAGCTTCATGGCCTCGCCTACAGCGAGGACGAGGCGGACGACTTCAAGCAGGGCGGGCAGGACAAGGCGCAGGCAACCGCCCGGCCGCCGGCCATGTCAGTTGATCACATGCTGCATGAGATCGCCGAATGCCCCGATGAGGCGGCTCTCGCGGCACTCAAGGCCGATCATACCTTCCGGCTTGGCTACAAAGAAGCCGACGAACTCTCACAGCAACGCATCAAGCAGGCCCTCGCCAAGGCAGCAGAGGAGTGCGCAGCATGACTGAGGATCTGTTCAACTGGCAGCCTCCAGAGCAGCCGCCCTTCGTTCGCGGAAGCGACACGTCAGAACGGGCTGCCGACCGCATCGCAGGCTCCGTCTCTCACCTTCGCAAGGTGGTGTTGGACGCGATTGAGCGGGCCTCATCCGGCATGACCTGTGACGAGTGCGAGCACGTCACCGGCCTTCGCCACCAGACCTGCAGCGCCCGTGTCCGTGAGCTGGTCCAACTCGGGCTCATCAAGGACAGCGGCGCTCGTCGCCCTACCCGTTCAGGGCGAAATGCCCGTGTGTATCTGAGGGCTGCGTGATGAGCACACGTCGCAGGCAGGCCATCCTCACTGACAGCTCTGAGAACGTCACGGAAGCGACGTGGCGCGCGACCGACGACGACACCGCTTGGTTTGCCAAGCATCGGCGCCGGACCTTCCGCATCCGCCGTGTCTTCCCCGGTGAGTTCCCCAGCCCTGCAACGCATGTAGTCGCAGCGGCCGTAGAGCCGGGTGTGGTCGTCAAGTCGAGCATCTTCTCACCCGACACGGACCCGCCAAACACCGACATGCTCGGCGAGACGCTTTGGCAGTCGTGGGGACATGAGCCGCTGTCGAAGAAGTGGGGCGAGAAGGTCGCGCTCTTCCGTGCTCAGCCAATGGGGAATGCGTGATGGCCGACGCAATCCAAGCCACCTACGTCAAGATGGCGACCCTTGTAGACGGCACCATGCGGGTCGTCCTTGATGTTGAGCCTAGCGCAGCGGCTGATGCCTTTCGCCTTCTCGGCAGCCCAGGAACGCCTATCGCAGTCGCTAGGCTGACGAACGAGGCTGCACAGGCTGCCACAGGCCCCCTCTCACAAACGAGAGAGGGGGAGCGCAAGCCTCTCAGCCTGCCGCAGAAGGTGGCGCTGACGTGCGAGCGCGGCGACTTCCGCCGCTACCTTGAAGAACGCTTCTCGCGCCGCTGGTCTGCCGAGCAGGGAGATGCCGCCGAGATCGTTCGACAGATCCTCAACGTGAACAGCCGGGCTGAAATAACAGAAGGGTCGGGCGCCTCTTACCGCTGGCGCGACCTTGAGGCCGACTTCCACGACTGGCAGCGGAGGGCCGCGTGATGGCTTCCCGCAAGCGCTGGTCCGCCTCTGCCCGGCTCCGCATCTTCCTCGCCCACAACGGGCACTGCCACGTCTGCGGCGGGAAGATCACGGTCGGAGAGGCGTGGGACCTAGACCACATCATCGCGCTCGCCCTTGGCGGTGACGACGAGGAAGGCAACCTAGCGCCGGCTCACCGGAAGGGCTGCCACGCTGGCAAGACGGCCGCCGAGGACGTGCCCGCGATAGCGAAGGCCAAGCGCCGCGCTCAGCGCCACCTCGGCATCAGGAAGGCCAGCAAGCCCCTGCCGTGTGGCCGCAACAGTCCCTTCAAGAAGCTCTTTTCCGGGGAGGTCGTTCGCCGTGACAATTCCTGAAATCCGCGAGCAGATGCTTGCCGCCGCCGCACAGACCTTCGACCCGGCCATCGCCGAGCAACTGAAGGTTTGGGAGCAGCATCTCCACCGCAGAGCCCCTGTGCGCCGTGCCCCAAGGCATTGCCGGCCGCTCACAGATGCCACCGCAGACGCGATCAAGGAATACGCCGCCGCTCACCCGAGGGCCGGATACCAGATCATGAGCGCCCGGTTCGGGGTTTCTATCGGCAGAGTGTCCGAGGTCCTGGCTGGCAAGAGGATTTGAGGCCGTGACCCTCCCCCCGCACACAGCAGACCGAGGAACCTCAATGTCAGACGTGAGAGAGACGGCCGATCATGAGTTCAAGGCGCATCCCAGTGTGTTCTACCCTGCGAAGCGCGGCGACAAGACCTTCGAGTTCCGCAAGGACGACAGAGGTGGCTTCCACGTCGGGCAGACGGTCCGACTGCGGTGCTACCACCCGGAGGAAGGCTATCTCGACGAGCCCCCGCTGGATCGCGTCATCACTGACATTCTCTACCCCGGCCAGTTCGGCCTGCAGCAGGGCTACTGCATCCTCTCACTGAAGGGTGCAGCCCTCTCAGCACCAGTGGTAGCGGGAGGGGGATCAGGAGTTGCGCCCGTAGTGCCAGAGGGACTGCGAAACCTCCGCACCTATTCAACGGACCACGATCGTAGGCGCGTGTCGTTGATGGTGGTCGGAGGCGACAGCGATAGCGAATGCCTCGCTCGCGTCGTCACAGACGCGCACCTCCTGCATGAGACCATAGAGAGATCCCTCCTCGCCCCTGAGACAGGGAGAGGGGAGTATAGCGCGTCCCCTTCGGGGTCGGACCACTCATCAGAGACCAAGCCCTTCGGTCTTGGCGCTTCGCGTGAGTGTTCCTCGCGCAGAGCCTGCCGGTACTGTGGCGCCACAACTCAAGAGACCTGCACTACAGACGCAGAGCATGCATCGTGCCCCTTCCTGCGCGACATTGAGGCTGATGAGGCTTGGTCGCGCAGATACACCTCCGAGGAGATCCAGTGCGCCCTAGAAGATGTCGCTGGCTGGCTTGAAACGGAGGGCGGCCGGGAGAAGCACGCTCGCACCATCCGCGTCGGTGCCCGGCGGATGCGCGAGGAGGCGAGCATCAGGCGTCACGTCCAGGCATTAGGAGCCGCCATTTCCCGGCGCGAATGGTCTGAGGTCGAGGCTGCACACGCCGCTATCCGCGACGCTGCGAAAGCCTGAGGGGGCAACTATGCGCGCAATAGAATTCGCTGCAACCGTGGGATTTGACGCCTTGCGGGTCGCGATGGGCGGCAGGCCACGACATCACGACGTTGAAACGATCTGCCAGTGGCTCAGGCATGTCGCCGCGCCACGCGATGGAAGCGCCGAAGGCGGCGAGACCGAAGGGCTCGATCCGAAGGACGAGAGCGCGGTGCCCGCGACCAGCGGGCAGGCGCCCGTGGGCATCCCCATGCTCGTCAAGGACGCCCAAGGCTACCACGCGCTAGGCGAAGATGGCACGCGGTTTAATCTTGCCCAGGCGCCCGAACCCCCTCGGACAGGAACAGAAGGTGGGGGCGCGTGATGGTAGGCGGCAAGCTCATTGAGATCATGCCGATGCGGCTTCGTTCGGGTCGCGACGTGCTTCGGCTCTGGGTGGTCGAAACCCAACCCGGCTACGAAGGCGAGTGCGCCGTCTTCTGCGAGCCCACGGACCGTCTGCCGGCCTTGGGCGACACAATCTGGTGGCAGGGCCGCGAGATCCTGTTTGACCGCGACCGGCAGAAGCTTCGCAAGGTCGGATACTCCTTTGACCCGAGCCGCGACAGTGGGGGCGCCTCCCATGACTAATCCCTCAAGCCCCGCCCCCGACACGACAGGGCTGCGGGAAGAGATCGGCGCCTTCTTCCGCAAGAGGCTTGTGGGCTACTGCCCTGACTGGCCTACGCGCGCTGCTGAGTGGACTGATGCTCTCCTCGCTTTGCCGCCCCTCGCATCCCTCTCCGAGAGGCTGAAAGCCGCCGAGGAAGAGCGGGACGCCGCTATCAAAGCGCGAGAGAGCGCGGAGGAATGCGCCAGCCGCTACTACCGCTGCATGGATCGCCGTGCCGACCGCATCATGGAATTGACCGAGGAGAAGGTCGCCGCAGAGGCCCGCGCATCCTCCCTCGCACAGTCGGTAGAGGCTGCCCTGACCGAAGCTCCCAAGCCCGCATCCATCCGTCTCATGGCCGGAGAGATGACCGGCCAAGAAATGCGCACGGCTCAGGCTGTCGCCAATGGGATCGCTGCAAAGGTTCGATCCGCCCTCTCTCAGGAGACTACCGATGCCCAAGGTTGAGAGCGGGGAGATCGTCACGCCTGAGATGCTTGCCGCGGCTTGGGGCGCTTGGCGGTCTCGTCACAAGGACAGGCTAGGGCCTGGGCCAGCATTTCGGGAGGCTCTTGAGGCAGCCCTACAGGTCGCCCTCGCACCCCCTCAGAACACGGGGGAGCGGGAATGAACGCCCGGCCCCTAACTCCTGAACAGGTCGCGGATCGGTGGGGCTGCTCGCCCAACCACGTCCGCAATCTCATCAAGCGCCGTGAGCTTCGCGCTTTCCGGGTAGGCTCCCGCCTGCTTAGAGTGCCCGCAGATGCAGTGACGGACTACGAGCAATGCCAGACTTCAAGATCGGACGCCTCCACGATGGGTTCGTCGTCTCTTGGTGGGCAGACGGCAAGCGACGGCGGTTTCGTCTTAATGCACGCACGCGAAAGGAAGCCGAGAGCGAGGCCCGTGACGTAATCAAGCGGGAGATCCAAGCGCCGGCCGGAAGCACGGTCGCCGATCTCTGGCAGAACTATCGGACGGAGAAGAAGGGTCGGCGCGTGGCGGTCGCGATGGGATTTGAGTGGAAGGCGATGGCGCCCCACTTTGGGCATCTGAGGCCCGACCAGATCACGACGGACGTGTGCCGCGCCTACACGGCCGATCGGCGCAAGGCCGGCAAGCATGACGGCACGATCTGGACCGAGCTGGGCCACCTGCGCACGGTGCTCAAGTGGGCTCTCGGCGATGGGGCTCCACGAGTTGAGCGGCCCGCCAAGCCGGCGCCGAAGGAGCGGTATCTGACACACGAGGAGATCGGCCGGCTGCTCGATGCGCCGGCGCCGCTCCACATCAAGACCGCGATCTATCTCATGCTCGGCACGGCAGCACGCGTCGGGGCGGTGCTGGACCTGACGTGGGATCGAGTGGATTTCACCCGAGAGCAGGTCAATCTTCGCACGAGTGAGGTCGGCCCGCTAAAGGGGCGGGCGATTGTCCCGATGAACGAGGATCTGCGCGCCGTGCTGCAAACAGCGCGAGCCGCCGCCGTCACCGATTATGTGATCGAGTGGGCAGGCCAGCCGGTCGCCAGCATCAAAACCGGGTTCAACGCGACCGTGAAGGCCGCCGGCTTGGAGAAGGTGACGCCGCACGTTCTGCGCCACACGGCAGCCGTCCACATGGTTGAGGGGGGCACCCCGATTGCGGAGGTCGCGCAGTACCTCGGCCACTCAAACCCCAGCATCACGTTCCGGGTCTATGGCCGATATAGCCCGACGCACCTGCGCAAGGCCGCCGCGCTCCTGAACTTCTCGCGGCTGCGTTCTGTGCAGGCTTAG